AATAAGACTTGGGAAGACGCTCTGCCATAGCACCTCAGTTGGGGGGCTTACGCCAGACAGATGGGCTGTGTGCCTCTTCAATCTCTTGGCGATGTTCATCGTCCTCATAGAGGCGAACAATGTGCATGCATGGTGGTTCACCAGACACTTCTTCTTCCATCCACTCATCATCGGACATCGGAAGTCCATCATGGGTGTAGCACACGGCTGGACCGCACCAGCCATTTTCCATTCCAATTTCCAACCATGTATCAAAATCAATATCCATGTCGTCAATCATTCCAGTGTCGTTCGGCTTTGGCAAGGGCTTGTGCGTCAAGTTCTTTAGAGAGTTCATCCCATCCTCTGATAGTTCGTCCGTCAACCCATTCTGGTCTTGGGATGCTTGGGATAGAGACAAGAAGGGATGTAATCCCTTCATGAACGGACTTAGCGACAGTGGAGGGGTCTGTGTCAACGAACCAGTCAATTCTTCCGTATCCTGCTTGGATACCACGAATACGCTCCAGTTTGGCATCGGGAGATGTTTCATAAGTTAAATCAATCGCTCCTGCTTTATAGCCTTCACGCTTAAGCCACTCCATGAGTATAGGTGTTTTTTTATCGTCAAGTCCGTGAGCAAGTACACAGATACGCCCTTCGTACATTGGAAACATCATGTTCCATAATTTTCGTCCTTCTTTTGTTGGTTGTCTAGCACCAAGTTCATCCCCAGGATGAGCAAGGACATCAAAACCAAAGACAATCACTTGTCGTACAAGCCCATTGCCTTGCGCTCAACATGAGCGACATGAGCGCCTACTGGACAGTACATACAGATGTACTGACGGTGTTCGGGTGGTACACCAGTCTTGCGTCCGATGGTCTTGGATTCATCACACCAGTCGGGGCAACCACCTTCTGGACGATTGTGTTGGTTAAAGCACTTGAGAGCCTGAACCTTGAGGTCGTCTCGTGTCTCACGGATGTAGACATCTTGTTCTGCCAACTCACCCTTGAGCGCCGTTTCAACATCCAGTTTGCTGGCTGTCTCTGGGTCTACACGGTAGATGAGTGCACGGCAGTTGTCGGGGTCTTGTACCTGACCATTGTGTCTATCACACAATTCAATTAACTCTTGGTCGTACTCAACAGGTCCGTCATATGGACGCATCTTGTACATAACTCCGTGTGTCTTACAAATAAGAATACGGTCAAAACCTGTCTCAGCCATTTGATACTCCTTAGATAGTTACTAAGGAGACTATCACATGTTTTTGGTGGTTAGACGATGGGGGAATTATCTGCACGGACAGATTCATCGTTGTGGATGATGTGTGCAAGGTTGCGTGCGTTGACAGGCGCATCGGGTCCATGGAATGTCCCGTAGTGGAGGTTGCGCTTGTAGACAGATGACTTCTGACCACTTGCATGGTGGTCAATCTTGATGTCCTTGCTTGAGTGTCCATAGGACTCAAGCCAAGGGTACATGCTTGCCATTAGAGACCTGAATCAGCCAGTGGGTGGCGCTCAACGATGCTGTACAGTTCGCCCGTTGGGTACTGTGACTGCAACACATTCATGCGTGCCGTTGCCGATGTTGGGTCAACCTCTCCACCACGGTCGGGTGTGAGTGACTTGTACTTGCCATCGGAAAGACCAAGACGAAGGTCTCGGTTCATTGAGCGTGAATCATTAACTGCCATTACAACATTCCTTCATTTGGATTGGGACGAGAACTAATTAAAACCATTGCGTGCCGTCTTGCATCTCTTTCAGCATTTTGACCTGCAAAATGACCACTCATTTTTTCTCCGTCAAATACTTGAGAAACACCGCCGTTGTTATGATGGCGGATAGCAATGTTGAGATGTGGATGACCAACCCGTTCTAATGACCACGGGCTTCTTTCTGTTGTTTCCTCAACGGTTTTGTCTTTTTTGCGCAACATAACAGAACTATTTTACCACTAAGGAGTCCAGCCAGCGGCTGATGTGCGACTGAAAGCATCAGCGTCACTGTCAAATCCTGATTCCCTTGCTGAAGCCCTACGCCGTGCACGCAATTCTTCTGGAGAGATACCCAACCGTGATGCTGACTCCTCGTCAAATTCACGCCTCTTTCGGCGGTCAGACATACCTTGCTTTAGGCTTGCAACACCCTTAATAAGGTTGCCAGCGTTTGCAGGTACTTCCCAACGGGATTTCTTTGTATCTACATAATCGGGTGTTGAGCCATAATCACGATTAAGACTGACATTAGGAGAATCAAACTTTACTTGAGATACCGCAGGGGGCTTTGGCTCACTCCATGTAGTTGGTTGAACGCCAAGCGTTTCTGGGACACCAATACCTTGCTGGTACCGACCGTTGCGCATTCTTCCTTGTGTCATGACCACAATCCTTGCATTGAGTATCGGCTAGAACCTGAGAAATTGTCTTCCATAAAACCATTACGGAACATCACGGGTGCACCTGACACCCATGAACGGTATGTCGGGAATGCACGGTCAATTGTGAGGGCGTCTGCAACACCCATCTCCTGCTTAGACATCCCTCTAGACTCTGGAAACAATTGTTGTGGCACCACAGGACGAATCGCCCGAATATCTTCGGGTGTAGAGATTGCACTCTGTAGAGCCATGTCTACGAGCATCTCTTGTCGTGACTGCCACGGCTTAGAAGGGTACTGAGCCATTACTTACAGTCGGCGCAAGAACCAGAACCCTTGGGGGTGTTGGTACCACAGTTAGCGCATGATTCCATTTCAGGGCGCTGAATACCACCAGCAGGGGCGTTATCCATATTCATGCGTTCACCTGTCTTTGGGTGAATGTATGGACCATTCATGCTCTCAAGTTCTTTCATTGACATGGGTTTTGGTGCTTTAAAGAACCTAGCCCTATCAACACGACCATCTCCTGGTTTTCTACCTATTCCACGAGGCATTACTTATCTTCCTTGTCTAAGCCAAACTCTTTTAATGTTTCAGGAGAGAAAGTAGCAACCTCTGTGTTGAGGTATGGAGCCTTAGAAGGGTCATCCATCCATTCTCGTGCACTGTCCTGTGCTGGGTACATGTCAAGGTTTGGTGGCTGTTCTGAACCATCTCCCTGTGTACGAATCATGTCGTTTGCTGAAGTAGCAAGTGAATGACCAAGTCGTGCAACATGTGCAAAGTTACCCAAACCAATCATGGATGGATACTTTGAGGGGTCTTGCTGACGAGGCATTAACGGACACCACCACGGATGGCGTTACCAATTTCATCGGCGTATGGACCGACATCCATGCCACGGTCACGGTCTTTGCGGTACTGGTTGATGAGGTCTTGACCCTTGTACTCGTCAATCTCTTCTGGGTAATCTCCGCCCTCAAAGTGACGCTCGTATGCCTCATTGTCTGCATACAAAGGTGAGTTTGTGCTCACCTCGTCAAATGCATTCTGCAAAGGCTGGATGGCTGTCTCATTAATCCAGTCAGCCAAACGAGCCGCAATTCGTGGGGTATCACGGTGCACAGAGCGACCTCCGTGATTGCGTGTATCCATTCCTTTAGGCATTTTAGTTTTCTCCTCTTACTCGGCGGTCTTGTACATCTTCTTCGGTGCGCTCATAGTCGGACGGAAGTCCAACACGGCTCTGAAGAGGACGGCGTGTGCGGTCTGCTGGACCGACTGCTTCATCGTAGTCTGATTGCTCTGGGTCATAGTTGATACCCATGAGACCAGCGTTACGCTGTGCGAGCATTTCCTGCTGTGCAATCATCTGATTGCGCATGTTGATATATGGGTCTGCGATAGGACGCATTCTTTCGTTATGTGCCATTAGTCTTCCTCATCTTCCTTATAGACTTTGTAGTCACGGCGCATTGGCTTAAAGACTGTGACACCATGACCTGATTCTTGGAATGCCTGAATACCTGCGTCAACTGGAATAGACGAACCACCTTGTCCGTACAAGGTATCTTTACTACCCTCTGGCATAAGGTCTGCATCGGTGAATGTATCGTAGGCATAGCCATCGTCATCTCGTTCAAAACCTTGTTGCATATTGCTACGACCTTCAAGATGTGGAGCATCCCCACTTGGCAGGTCCATATCTTCACGAATCTGCTGTGCTAAGTCACGAGGACCTCGTGCTTCATTTCGCACATCGGTTGCTTGACGATATACAGAAGTGAGACGCTCTGTAATGTCGTTACGGTATTTCCTAGTAGTTAAATAAGGGTCTGCAATAAAGCGACCTTTTTCGTTATATGCCATTAGAAACTCACTTTACTTTCTCAGGGATTGGGAGTGATAGTGCCATACCACCTGAAGGTGACTTTGGTGGCTTCTTACTGTTGCGAAGAATTGACGAACCGCCTTCATCCTTTGGAGGATTGTCCCGAAAGGAGTTGCTGTCAGCCCCTTTAGGCTCTCTTGCGTAGTAATCACCTTCAGGCTCAGAATTAGGCTTTTCAAGGGTGTACTTTTTATTTGCGCCTGTTTGAGTGAACTCGCCTTTTTCGTCTTCTCCACTCCATGACTGGAGGCGAAGTTCTGGAGTAAGTCGGGGGTGTTGTTGACCCGCAACGGCAGATGCGCCACTATGGGGTTTTCTATATTCTCCGCCAAAACGATTTGCCATACAGATATTTTACTTCATTTAACGCCAGCGTGGAGCGAGAGTTTTTAATTGACTTCTACGCTGAGGGCTAATCTGTTGAGCCTGACCCTCTTCATTACCACGGGGGATACCACGGGGACCGACCTTGCCGTCATTGGTGAGGCGCACAGGCTCTGCCCCAACTGGAGCAAACTTGAGACCCTGAGCCTCATACTGGAGACCTGTGTACTTGCCAAACTCTTCAGGCCAAAAGTAATCACCTGTATTGATTCTTTCACCTTTGTGAACGCCACGGCTGTACTGGCGAGCGTTCATACGGCTCAGAGTGCCGAGAACCTTGTCTTGTCGGCGGTTAGACGACATTGTTCCGAGGTAACCATCAGGGTAGGCGGTGTCTACTGAGGTGCGGTTACCCGACATGAGTTGGTCTTTAGACGAACGGTAGTACGGAGATGGACCATAACCATTTGTAGGGTCAGAGTTTGGTGCAGAGGATGCGTTACCCCATGTACCAAATGATGGTGTCTGTTGTGCCATTACATCATCCCGCCTGCTGAAAATCCGCCTATGAAGCCACCTTGACCATTGCCAGTTGGCTCAACAGGACGGGCAGAGCGTTCCTTTGCTTTCTTTCGTACATATCGTTGTTGTGTACGGGACTTTGAGCGTGGGTGTTTAGTAGTCATCACCATTATAGAAAGATTCTGTAATGTCTTCTGAGCCTTTTTCTGGTTGGTACTTGTTCAAACTTCCACCCTCAAACATGTTGGGTTGGTTCTTGATAGTTCCCCAGTGTGCGCCACCTGCGCTGACAATGTGCATGTCACCTTGTTGGTTTCGGAATACACGACCACCCTGTTCAACCATACGCATAGCCTCGCCACCCCAGTTGGGTTGTTTGGATTGACCTTGTGGTCGGAATACAGGTTGACCTTTAAAGGAAGGCATGGTTAGTACTGCTGTCTCCAGATATCACCTTTTGGTGCATTTGCTTTGATGTCTGAGTCAATACCACCCATGATGCCCTTCCACTCTTCTGCCTGCTTAGCATGGTGTTCACGGGTCTTTGGGTCTGGCGAGTTAGTAGCACGCTCCATATGCATATCATACAGTTGCTTAGACGACTCATATCCTTGACCTAATTCGTTACCACGCTTAACTGTTTGTGGATTGTTTGGCTTTGGTGCAAAACGAGCATTTGGGTTAGGGCGAGGTGGCTGGAGAGTACCTTTAGATGCGTAGGCATCAAATGGATGTGGCGCTCTAGGAGCGCTGTTTGAATTGTTATTGCGGTTTACTCGCATTCCTCTAAAAAGTGGCATTTCTATTCTCCTGACTTACGCTCAAAGCGAGATGGGGCACTGAGATGACCATGTTCCATATACCGTGAAACGGCAGTGGAAGGGTGCATTCGGTGTTGTTGGATAAAACCACCAATGGCGGTTTCAAACTTCTTACCACGCTTACCAAATGCGCCAGACATAATCTGTTCTGCATGCTTGGCGGTGGCGTAATCTGCTCCTGCAATACGACCAGCAATACCCGTCTCTGGGCTACGAAGGTTTGACCATGCACGCTCTTCTCGCCGTGTCTGACGCTTGGTCATTGCTGGGCGTTCAGGCTCGTTGCTAGAAAGGTTAATTACTTTTCGTCCATCACGGACTTCATATGAATCAGTGCTCATCTTAGTTACCACCGTGCCGTTTCGTTTTCAACAAAGGAATTTGGCGAAGGAGAAGGAGCAGGCGGGAACTGTGAACTACTGACACTGTGACCATTGCTCTCAGTAGAACGAGTTACCAATTTATTTACAGCGTAGTTTTTTGCAGAAGATTTAAGAAAATTTCCTGCAATTGCTCTACCACCAGTAGCGGCGGCTGCTCCACCAGCAGTAGCACCACCAGCGGCGGCTGCTCCGCCAGCAGCGGCTCCGCCAGCAGTAGCGGCTCCTGCGGCTGTAGCGCCAGTAGCGGCGGCTCCGCCAGCGGCGGCACTTCCTCCTAATGCGGCTAATATTGCTGGTAAAGGCATAGGTCTCCTTATTTAATCTGTGGTTTTAATGATATCGCAGAAATAGTTTCACCGTTTTCACCCACAATGTCATCAAAACCAATGACAAATGACAAGTCAATGCCACGGGGTGCAACAAACCCACGGGCAATAGCGGCTGCTTTTACAGCCTGATTGACTGCTGATGCGCCAATAGCACGCATCTTTGGTGTCTGTCCTGCATTAATGGCACGAGCCATAATTGAGCCTACAGACTGTGGATTACTGGAACCAGAGACCTTTAAGACATCGTCAATAGGGGTATTTAGTTCTTGTGACATAGTGGGAACTCCTTGTAGTTGTTTCCCCTATTTTAGGTGTATTCAGCCTCACCCAACAAGTCAACAAAATCATCCAACCTCATCACGACATAAGACTCTCCAAGAGCCTTTTCCCCTTTTCCAGGTCTCTTGACTACAAGTGCAGGCACTGCTCCACCGAGTCGTTGAGCCTGCTCTACGGTGTCGTTAAGCCATTGGCTAAGTTGAAATGATTTTTGGTTCTTACATTGAACCGCTACTTTTCTAAGAGTCGCCTTACGAGCAATCCCATTGATATCCCCAGTGTCATTGCCACCAGAAAGTGCAGGACGGTGAGCATGGATGAAACCCTTTCGGATTAAGTAATCTCTAACAAGAACTTCAAAGGATGTTCCCTTGGCTTTATTCTTATTTGCCATCGTAGCACTCATTGTTTAATAGTTCTGTCACATGTGGAGGATACAAGATGTAACCCTTTGCTGGGTTGTCTGAGCCTCCTGCCAAAACCTTTTGGGTCAGGTGTTGTTTGTTAACTTCTAAATAGTTTTTTAAACGATTAACAGAAACGACAACAAACGCATCGGGTGAGTGGAGGTACACCCACCAGTGTGCTTGGGTGACATTGATACCTGATGGCTTCCAGCCAGTGCCCCGTGGATTCTGTTCGGTCTCTACGACCATGTTCCCATTTCGGTAACGGTCGTACTTGACTTCAAAGTGCCCTGCGCTTAAATCAGAAAGGAAGTTTGTGACTATCTGTTCTCCCTCTTGACCAAAGGCTAAGTCCTTGGTGAAGTCAAACCTGTCAATGTCGTGTGATGGCTGGTACCCAGTGGTCATAGTTAGTTCTTTGTGATGAAGTCGTCTAGGTATTCGTGGTAAATCTCGGTGGCATCAATGGCATTGATTCCCTTGACATGACCAAAGCCATCAATCTCTAACGCTTGGATTAATCTACGAAGCAAAGCCATTGCTAGTTCTCGCTCAAGGTATGCGTCAAACGCACGGTCAAAGTTTTCTTGCGACTTCTTCTTCCAGTATTTGGCGGTCTTAAACATGTAGCGCCTCAATTGCATTGTCAATGGCGTTGTGGAGGGTACCCCACTCCATGCGGTGGCGTGCCATTACGGTCTTGTGATACGAGGGCATCTTGCCTTCTTCAATGATGGCGTCTTCAATCTTTTGAATTGCCTTGCGAAGTCGTACAACTTCTTCTTGAGAGCGCATGAGGCTTACTTGAAGTTCGTTAATGGTTGCTTGTTGCTCATCCATTTTCTTTTCCTTTAATCTCCTTGGTATCTACCTGGAGGATAAACATCTTTAGGATTTGGTTTTCCTGAGTTCATCATATCAACGATGAAATCTACGGACTCTCTTACTCGTTCTGCAAAAGTAGTTTCTGGTTCTTCTGTGTTTTCTGGTTCGTTGCTCATTTATTTAACTTTCTGTCCCATTAAAAGTCCGCATGAAAATACGGCTCCCAACATAATGATTTGAATAAGGAAATTACCCACTTACGACCTCCTCGTAATCGTTAAGAATTGCGGAAGCCATTTTTAGCGCAGAAGGTAGGTCATCGTCAAGGATGTTGTCAACAATCACATTGATGGTGTTGTACATCAACTTTGCAAGGAACTGCCAATCCTCGTCATGTTCCATAGAATGCTCGCACTTTTTCTTTTAGCCGTTCGTTCTCGTCTTGAAGGATACGGACTAATGCCCACAATTGTTTAATAGTTTGTTCGTTTGTAGTTTCTGACTTTTCGGAGTCTGACATCAGTACCCCTTGTATGTCTGCGCTATTCCACGGAGGTAACTTTCCCCATGTGGAGTAATCTTCCACATGTCCTTGATGGGCATCATAAACCCATACTTTGAAAGAATGAACATGGTGTCCTTAACACGGGACGGCTTTTCAAACTTGTTGGGGAAGCACTCCATGAGGTCTTGTACACCTACAGGATTATTCTTCATCTTGGCGTATTTCAAGGCGCAGTGTGTTGCACCGCCATACTTAATTCGGCTCATGGGTTATACCGTGCATTCTTATACTCCTTTGGGGCAAGTCCAATACGGCGACTTAACTCTCGGCTAAGTACTTGGGCACCACGCTCACACCGTTGAAACACAGTCTCTGTCAACTTGCGGAAAGCACGGGACTCCAAGTACATGTCTTGTGCCTCTAAGACACTGATGTCAATGTCACGGCGAGCCTTGGCAAGAGTAACAGTGTCTCCCTTTACCTTCTCAACCGTCTGGTCAATGATTGCTTTAGCCTCAGTAACTTTAAGAAGGTGTGCCTTGCGGTCTTCGTCAATCTCTGACTTGACCAACTCTGCGTGTGTATATGACACCCATCCCATGAACTCTGCGTACAGGTTCATTAAAGCACTATCGGATAATTCGTCTAGGCTCTCTGGAAGACTCGGAATCTGGTCCGTTGGTTGTTCGGGTAGGTGAAACTTGCTCAGAAACTTGTTCATCCCCTCTTGGGATTGACCATCCGATGCTCTGACCACTGTCCGCACTTTGTCCGTTGTCACTACTGTTCTCATTGTTATAACACTGCTTCTTGTATGGGCAACTCTTACATACCCGATGGGTTTGTTCCAACCATGAAGGTCGTACTGGAGGTTCATTATCTTCTAACGCACGCACCACGGTATGGCAGGAGGCTAGGATGGAGTCAACAATATCAGGTTGGTATTGAATTGAAAACTCTTTGACATCCTGATTTGCTTTCCATTCATAAAGAATGACTGCATCATGGATGTTTAGGCAATGCATGTACAACTGTGTTTGACGCACATGCGATGGGAAAGGTTTCTTAATACTTGCCCAAAGACCATCAATAGTTACTTCACCACGAGCGTAAGGTGCAAACAATGCGTAGTCTTCCATACGGATTGTTCCGACACCGAGGCTCTTGATTTCAAGAACAGCCTTCCCCTTGGAGTCATTGATAATGCCGTCTGCATGACCGATGATGTGGTGGTCAGCATCCTTGATAGGAACTTCGGCTTGCTCTAAGACACCAGCCTCAGTAAGCCACTTCTGCCACTTCTCATGGATAAGGTGACCTTCAGCAAAAATGTTTAAACGCTGTAATGAAAACGATTCACTAGGACCTGGGTAACCAGTAATCTTGTACCAAGAGGAGCGTGGGCACCAGTCCTTCTTACAAATCTCTGAAGGGTGCAGGTGGAGAGAATCACGCTCTTCACTGCTCTTGGCGTTCTTCTCCAAGAGAAGTCGCTCTACTGGTGCTAGGAGCCTGTAGGGGCTGCTTAAAAGCCTCTTCATGTCTTCTGTCTTGATGGTCATTCTGCACCTGTCATTTCAATAAAGTCATCTTCGGCAAGAACAACATATCTGCGACCTGCAAGGTCAAACTGAAGTACTGGCATTCGGTCTTCTACGATTGCTCGTTCAACCAACTCACGAAGGTCAACCTCTTTTAAGGTGATGGACTTCTTGTTAGTAGTGAACTTATTTTCAAATAAAAACTCTGCCGAACGCACATCGTTCTTGCGTAGCCAGAAAGACCCTGAGCCAGCATTACGACTTCCCTTGTAAGTATCAGCAGTGCGCTTTTCCTGCTTACGAGAAGTCTTCATAATTTGACGCTTCTCTTCAAGGTTCACAGTTCAATACCGTGCTTCTCAAAGACATCCTTACGAAGGCTTGCTTGCATGTCAAGGTCTTCACGGACACCAGCAAGTGCCTTGTCCTTACCCTGCCAACGCTCTCCACCGTATGAGTAGAACGCACCTGCACGCTCAATGATGTTGGATGCAATGCCGATGTTCACCATGTCCTTGATGACATCAAAGTCGCCAAACTCAAAATTAGTTGCGTCTGCAAAGTAGAAGTCAACAATGGCTGACTGCTGTGGTCGGTGTGTCTTGTTCTTAATAGTACGACCCTTGATGGACTGACCAACGGTCTCGTCTTTCTCCTTGAGCCACTCATCACGCTTGACTTCAACACGACAGAAGTAGTGGAAGTTCTTTGCCTTACCACCTGGGGTAGTGCGGTTGTCTCCCCACATGACACCAATCTTCTCACGCCACTGGTTAATGATGAGACCAGTACAACCACGGTCTTCTTCAATCAATGAACGCTTCTGTGACTTAGAAGACTTGCGGAAGAATTTGCCAGTAAGACGGGCACCGAGACCAACGGTGAACTCTTCCATCATCTTCTCTGCTTCTGCGTCTGGAACAAGCGCAGGCAAGGAGTCAATAACAATCATGTCAACTGCACGGTTGTCCAACGCACGGATAGCGAGGTCATACACCTGCTCCATGATGTTGTTCTCCACAATCCAGAGACGGTCAAGGTCTACACCGATTGCCTTTGCATACTCAGGAACGAAGTCCTCAGCCGCAATCCACATGGCGCAAAACTCTGGGTCAAGTGCTTGGTTAGCCGCAATGGTCTTGAATGCCATAGCAGTCTTACCTGATGACTCTTCACCAATGATTTCACTCCACTGGTTAACAGGCCAACCTCCACCAAGCATCAGGTCGTAGGACAAGACACCAGTGGTGATGCGTGGAATCATCTCACGAACATCAGAGCCTCGGACGATGCTTCCATCACCGTACTTCTTTTTGACTGATGCGATGATGGATTGAAGTGATTCGTATTCTGACATTTGTTACCTCGGTAGTGCTTGGTCGTACATGCCGTTCCAACCACACTCGTAACAGCGTGGTGCTGGGCTTGCACCGTTAATCATGGTGTTATGACCACGCCCTGTCCTGCTGAAAACATAAATGCTTCCGCAATCTGGGCAGGTCATGTTACCTTCTTTGCGTGTGGCTTCACCACCTTGCCACAAACGAATTGCAGTACTCATGTCAATCTGTTCGTTGGCACCACGACTTGGGTCAAGCAACTCCTGTCGTCCACCTTGTTGCACAACATTATGTTGTTGCTGTTGTGGAGACTGCATGGGAGTTTGCATAGGCATATTCAACGGAGGAGTTGTGGGGGGAGTTGTGTAAGTGCGTTGCGGTGTAGGTGTCTCACCAGCAAGTTTTTTTGACCACCAATCAGTCATCTTCGTATTCCTCCAATGAATCCTGTTCAACCATAAGAATTACTTTTTCTGAGTCTAATAGTTTATTGATTAATGCGACACCGTGTGACACGAGTGTTCTATGAAACTCATCCTTGATGTCCTCTGATAAGTCGTGGATGCTCTTTAATTCACAAAACCAATCAGAGCATTGCAATACTTCTTCTAATAACCCCGTGGTTGTCAGAAGTGCCCAGCGAGCGATGACATCATAAGTTTCAATCTCTTGAACTTCTTCGGAAGGCATAGAGAACCCTGCCTCATGGGCAAAGTCTTGTCCCAAAGAGGGTGACAGCATAAGGTAATACATTCTTTTGTCCACTGCACTCATCCTTTTGCCTCAGCCCAACTGTAGGCAGAGTCGCATGAAACAACTAAGGGTACTGCATCTATGACCCGACCATGTCCCATAGTCTCTATGAACTTAGGGGTCAATTCATCAATGATGTCTTCATTTACTGACACCACCAATTCGTCATGCACCTGCACCAGCAACTGGGCGTCAAAGCCCTCCAGAAGCCCTGAGATGCCCACCATAGCCTCTTTACATAGGTCAGCCGCAGAACCCTGCACCACGGCGTTCACAGCCTGTCTCTCGGCACGAGAGCGCACATACTCGTCTTGGGAGTTGAGGTCTGAAAGGCGCCTACGGCGACCATACAAGGTAGATACATACCCCTTCTTTCTACCAGACTCAATGACCTGTCGTTTCCACTCGGTAAGACCAGCGAACTGCTTGTAGTACTGGTCAATCATGTGGCGAGCCTCTTCAATAGAAATGCCTGTGGTGTTTGCCAACTTGTGTGGTCCTCCACCGTATGCGGTAAGAAAGTTAACGCCCTTACCAATCTGTCGCTCTTCGCTGGTCACCTCTTCAAGTGGCTTCTTAAGGAGCAAAGCGGCGGCTCCTGCGTGAATGTCCTCTTCGTTTTTAAAGATTCTAATTAGTTGTTTATCCTGAGAAAACATTGCCATGACCCGCAATTCAATTTGGTCATAGTCAGCCACCAGCAACTTGTAACCCTCTGGCGCCACGAACAGGCTTCGTACTGAAGACGAGCGTGGGATGTTCTGAAGGTTTGGGTTACTGGAAGATAAACGACCTGTGGCTGTGCGGTGCAAATGAAATGAAGGATGCAACTTACTGTTGTTCAACTTAGGAATCAGACCATCAACATATGTTGATTTAAGTTTCTGCATTTCTGAATACTCCAGAAGGAGTGGCACTACTGGGTGTTCGTGCTTTAACTTCTGTAGTGATTCTTCATCAACAGATGGCGCACCCTTGGCTGTCTTCTTCACGGGCTTTAACGCCAGACCACCTTCACGCTTCTTGTTGAACAAGAGAGCCTGCTTATGTGGGTTGGAGTCAGGGTTGAACCCAACAAAGGAATGTTCACTAATGGCAAGAATGATGTCACGAAGTTTTCCATCTAATTCTTTACCTAATGTTTTTAACGCACGAGAATCAACGAGGATTCCATTGTTCTCCATCTCCATCAATACACGGAGGACTTTAACATCAAGTTTGAATGCGTTCTCTAGTTCTTCGTTAGAACTAATGATTCTCCACATGCGTGTGTAGAGCGACCATGTCCAGCGAGCGTCAAGGTGCACATACCGTGCCGCTTTATCAAACGGAACGGTGTCAATGATTGCGCCCAACTTTCCTTCACGACCATGTGAGTGTGTGCGAAAGTTATTGAGTACTACCTGCTCCATGGAGTAACTCATAAGGTTCTCATCAAGAATGTGTTGCATCAAGATGGTGTCAAAGAAAGGACCCGATGGGATTTCTCCGTAGTACTTGCCGATAGAGCGAGCGTCAAACTTGACATTGTGACCAATCTTGACAGCGTTACTAAAGAACAGTGGCTTGAGTATCTCAAGTACTGCTGAACGGTCTAATTGTTCTGGCACTTCATCGTGTGTTGCTGGGATGTGGTAACGAGCCTTTGCTGATGACTCTTGACCATTCTTAAGCAACTTTCGGTAACCCTCTGGTGGAACAGTGGAGCCATCACCAATTTCTTCTGGTATCAAAACGACACCAACACGGTGACCCATGGGAATAGCCCAAGAGTGACCGTGTGTGGCTAAGGCAATCCAAAACACCTCATTACGCAATGGGTCAAGTGCTAACTCACCACGATATTTGTTCTCAAGGTTTTCACGAGCCTTCCGAGCAATCTCAGGTGTAGGACTCTTCAACTTAGAGAGATGTGTTTTCCATTCCTGTTCAACAATCTCAATAAGGTTGGGATGCCGTTCCAAATTCCCACGGGTCTCCACATCAAATGCGAAGGCTCCGTGTTGCTGAATAATGGAAACGGCTTCCCTTACCTCATCAAGCGTTGTTACAACGCCGTAAGACATTAGTCGTCTGTCTGAATCTCAAGTGCAACTTCAGCGAGTGTCTTACGAGACGGTGTGCGAATGATTTCGTCCGTGTATGCGTTGCCACTGAAATGGTTGAGGTCCTCTTTGGACAAAGCCTCAAGGCTCCATTCCTCAAGGTCGCCTTCACGAACCATCTGATGGTTGGTAGAGGTTGTAGCACCCTTACCTGAGCGTGACACAGTCCAATAGTGCTTAGACAGTGGTCCCATTGCTGGGTGGTCATTGAAGTTCTTAAGTGAGTCAATAACTCGTGCGCCAACTTCGTATGAACGAAGCACTGGCTCTTCCCCTGGTGTCAAGAGGACAACATTAAAGTTAAAGCGCCATGACGGACGGTTACCTGCTTCACAGAGTGGGCAAGAGGTACCTGAATCCATGTCAGCAATACATGTGAATGACATCTGACCTTTGCGCTCTACCCAGTGCTGGCGGTAGCGAGCGTATGGTGCGTCCTCAATGAACTTGATGATTTGGATTGACTCAGTCACCTTGAGGCGCTTTGCGTAATCACCATCGCTGTTAGTGGAGGTGCGCTCGGTGCTACCCCAACCACTGCGCACTACTTTGCGTACTGGTTCACTTGTTTCTGCTTGTGGCTTACGAATAAGCCCTGAATCATTGGATGCTTTGGAAGGTTCCGTGAACTCTTGTTCATCGTCTTCAAAGTCGTTGTCCCATCTACCCATGTTGTTTGCTCCTTACTTGGGCCAATTGGCTTGTATGTAGTGAATGAAAGATACCCAATTGTTGGCGTCTTGCCAACTAGGATTTCTATCTCCCATAAGATTATTTTGGTCAAGTGCTGTTAGTAACACTTCAACCTGCTCACGGGAATAGAGACGATACCCCTTGCGGTCGGCGTTTAACAACTCCGCACCGCTTGCTTTTGAGGTTCGGTATGTGGGGGCAGGAATCCACCCCTTGCGCTCCCATTTGCGAAGGGTAACCGCAGAACGACCAATTACTTTTGCTACTGAACCAACGGTGTACAACTCACGGTGAACACCACCAATCATTACAAGTTTCTTTGGCACCCCTCGGAACGGGTCATCAACTACTGACCCCTGCTCTGGTTTAAGAGGGCGATTCTTTGGCTTCTTTTTTCCTGGGTAATCAGGTAAGTCACCAAAAAGTTCAAGGACATCTCTCATGCCTTAAAAGCCCATGATTCTTTCTCTGTGTAAAACGACATGATGATGTCTTCCAGAGACTTGTCTGACCAAGCCAATCCTAAAATCTTGTCTTCGCTAAGTACTTCTATAACTTCTTTGACATCGTCCCAGAGGTTATTGTCTCGTGCCCACTGCTCAGCCGATGCAGTATCAAAAGAACGGGACACACGCTTTTCACGCTTAAGATTTAAATCACCGACAGTCAACCAGATGTGTCCCTTATCGTCAGGTGTACCGAAGTTTTCTACAGCAACAGACAGTTCTTTTTTCATGTCGTTGGTGCGTTTTTCAATAAGCGCAAGTGTGTCTTTTGACTTCTTGTACTCCTCAGCCAATCGCTCTAGGTAAGCAGTATCTGGCTGTGGTTGCTCTTCTCGTTTTACAACTCTCACGAAACTACAAGACTGATGTCGGTGTCAAGAGAATGTACAAGTTCAGAAATTAAGTGCTGTGCTTCTTCTGAAGTAAGCGGAGTTGCTGTTTCTGTGTCCAACATTTGGTCATCCATAAAGTCTGTCAAAAACTTGACAAATTTTTCTGCAATTTCAATTGTTTCATAGTCATCGTATTTTTGCATTGTTATACCTCTGTATTTTTAAGGAAGTCGGAAAGTGTACCGAGATTTAGTTCAAATTTACCCTGTTGGTCGTACTGCTTGTCAAGGAACGCTGAATTAATACCACGCTTTTGCATGAGCATTTCGTACTGCCGTTCTTCAATAGACCCCTTCATTACGAACGAGGTAATTGTGACATGGGGGTGTGTTGAGGATAGTCGGATGATACGGGCGTCTCTTTGGTCCAGTTTTCCAGCCGACCAAGGGAGGTCGTAAGAGATGAGGTAATTGGCTTGTGGTAAGTCCACGCCATAGCCTCCCGCATCAGAGGATAAAAAGAGCCGAACATTACTGTCGGTTTGGAATTTGGTTTTAGCACGGTCTCGCTCATCTGCACCCATACCACCCATGAAGAGTACGCTCTCTGTAAGTCCTGTAGTTGCCTCTTGGATAAGCCGTAGGTTCTTCTTAAAGAACGAGAATAGAACCACTTTGTTATTTGGGTCTTCATTAAGTACATCCGTAATATAAGAAATAACGGCATCTAGTTTGGGTGTCTTAGCGCTCGTGGGGACCCAGTTGCTTTTGACGATTGCTGAAGCGTACTGACTGCCTTCTGTATTTTGTGTGGGGTCGTCAAACGCTTGTGCTGAGTCCAAAACCAACTGAGGGTTATCGCAGAGCATGCGGAGCACAGTAAGGCGAGCCATAATTTGACCTTGAGCGTCATTTCCATTTCCTCCGTTGTAGTGTGCCCACAAGTCAAATCCACGACCAGTTGTTGTGATTGCTTTGCTGATTTCGTTTTGTAGGTCTTTGCTTATTTTCTCATACGCCGATGCACCTGCACTGTCAAACGGAACAGGAACGACTTGTGTGATTACTTTGGGTAATTGGTCAGCAATGTCATCACGAGTTTTTCTAATCATGACTTCTGACAAAGATTCATTTAATGCTTGTAAGTTTCGGTAACGCACTGGAGCGCCAAAGTGGTTACGCACAATGAAGGTGCGGTCAAAAATATCAAAGCGACCTAGCACTGATGGGTCAACAAACTCCATGATTGAAAACAATTCTTCTGGTTTGTTCTCAATAGGTTGACCAGTGAGTGCAAAGCGATACTGGAATCGCTTACCTAACTTCTTTAACATCTTTGAACGCTTGGCACGGGGAGACTTGATGATGGTGGCTTCATCAATCACCATTGCATTAGCCCCAAGGTGCGTCAAGAATGTCTGGTCATTAAGAAGAACCTCTGGGTTGACAATGATGTAGCGACAGCGCAATGCGGTACGCCAAAGGACTTCCCGTTGCTTGGGTGTGCCATCAATAACGACCGCCGTGGAGTCGGTGAACTTCTTAATCTCACGAAGCCATTGGTATTTCAGCGAAGACGGAACAACAATAAGCACACGGTCTACTTCATTACTTTTGATTAGTTCTTCTATAGCCGAAAGAGTTGTAACTGTCTTACCAGCACCCATGACCATGGCAAGAAGCATTTGACCTGTGTCAGCCATCTTCTGGCTTGCTTCTTCTTGGAATGGGTAGAGAGTTCCTTTAAACATTACAACCACCAAGGAATAACTGAAGAGCCGACAATGGCTTCTTCTAACTCTGTATCTGTCATATCCCCAATGTCCTTTGCCTTCGTGTGGCTGTACTTCATCCAGTACACACCACCCTTTAGCAATGGCATGTCTTTAAAAATCTTTTTAGCACTAGCAATACCTGCTTCATCATTGTCCATTGCAATAATCAGTTTGTCTGCAACTGAGTAGGTCAACTGCAACTGCTTCTTACTTACTTGAGCGCCGAATGTGGCAAGGCATTGCATCCCATCAAAGGATGAAGCAAAGCGAACAACATCTAAAGGTGACTCTACAAGAATAGCAGTGGACGATTTAAAGCGCTCAATACCAAACAGTGTTTCACTCTTCTTAACACCTGTTGGGTGGTTGTACACAAAACCATTTCCCTTTTCCTGCCAACCAAGTAACTCACCTTCGGAAGAGACGATGGGAATAATCCATGCGTGCTTATCAGCGTTCCACCTGATGCCATGCTTGCGAGCAACATCTTCTGACAAGTTTCTGCTTGCAAGAATCTTTGCTGGAACTTCTTCGTAGTGGAGATACATCTGGTGGTCAACATTTGGACGCTTTTCCCACTTAGGCATCTGCAACCGTTCAACACTGTTGTTCATCAGCATTTGTGTAACAGAGAAATCGTCTTTACCTGTCAACTCCATGATGAGTTGTGGAAGTGTCCCACGAGAACCACAGGAGTAACAAATCCAAAGACCTGAGTCGGCGTTCATAGACCATGAAGGAGAGTTATCGTCCTTACCTGTGCGTGCTAGGTGGACAGGGCATCGTGCAGATATCTCTTGTCCTGCTCTACGGACATCCACACCGATGGACATCAAGAAGTCTGCGAGGTCAGTAGTTCCAGCCATCATTGTCCGCCTCCTCTCCGTCTTCTCCTACTTCGGTGAAGTTCATGTTTTCCCAGTCCCACTTAATACGCACTTCACCTTTTGGTGCAGTACGAGCAAGCACTACTCGGATGATTGCTTGATTGTCAATGTCTGGGTCTGACTCCACACCAAGAATCAAATCGGAGTCTTGTGCAAACGATGAGGTGTAACCAATTGAGTCAGCAGAAATCTGCCGTGATTTCTTGTTACCAAGTTTCCATGAAAGAACCTGTGTCGTACCAATGAGTGGAACATCAAATCTCTGTGCAAGTCGCTTTAATGAACGGGTGATGTTTGTAAGCGCTTGTGGGCTTCCCTTAGGCTCACCATTCTCATCGTCCATCAAATACACACCGTCAACGATGACAAGACCTGGTCGGTACTGCTGAATCTTTCCTGCGATAGCGCTAACTGTTGTCAATGAAGACGCATCTTCAGTCATGATAAACGGATGCATGTTCTTGCGAATCTTGATGGACTTTTCAATCCTCTCTAGTTCTGCAATGTTTAAATCTCCACGCATGATTTTGTTGTGTGACACTCCTGCAACCAGTGCGTCATAGCGAGCCTCTTGTTCTTCAATACTCATTTCAAAAGAAACATACATTGGAGTAATACCATGAGCGTGAGCCGCTTGCGCCATGATGAGTGTCATCAGCGACTTACCCTTCTTTGCTTCACCCACAAATGTAATCAACTGCTGGGGTCGGAATCCTGCGGTGATTTTGTCCAGCCCATTGAAACCTGTCGGAATGCCACGCAAGAAGTTTGGAGTATCACGCATTTCTCTGTAACGCTCAATGCGTTGTTCCCAAGACTGGATGATGTCAACATCACGAAGATGTGCAACTTCAAGAGCCGCTTTCTGCAAACCCTCTGAAAGAATCTTTGCCGCTTCATCAGTGTCGTGTTCATTAAGGGATGGTGTAGCCGCAGTAACTGCAAGTACCAAGTGCTTGTGCTTGTACGCCATGTACAACTCATCAATGAGTCGTGGGAAAGGCTCTGCTTCTGCGTTAACAAGTTGTAGGTCTGCAAACTGTTGTTTAACTACTCGTGGTGTTGGAACGGCACTGTACTCACGCCAGTAACCAAGCAACCATAGGTAAACCGTGGACAACTCTGAGGTGAAGTGGTCGGGACGAACACCTGCATCAACTACTTCAGTAACACTCGCACTTTGGATAATTTTGCTGATTAGCAGATGTTCGCTACTAGCCATTATGGTGCCCATGCCTTTTCTGTGCTCACAACCGTGGCTCGTGGGCCAATGATTTGAGCGACATCTTCGTTAGAGGTGTAGATGATACGCACGGCACGGCTGAATCGCAAGTCATATTCCAAAAGTTCTGGAGACTCGTAGTAGTACACAGGACAACTAATTCCTTTGCGCAACAACCACCTGTCAATTGCATCTACTGCATCTTCATGAATAAATGTATAAATGTCTGTACCAAGACCAAGTCGGTTAACACTGTCGGACAGTGCTTTGATTGGAAGAGTGTTTGGTTCCCACAAACGAAGAACAGCGTCCCAGTTGTCACGCCTGCGTTGAATTGTTTCTAAAAATGACTTTGAGCCAGACGGAGGTGATGCAAGAAGATTATCAAACACCACGCCTTGCGCTAATGGTGCGTAATCAATGATGTCATTGCCTTGCATTATCTGACCGTGTTCTTCTCCAGCCAATCGCTCATTCGGTAATCGTCACTCTTAAGTGGCGCCATAAGACAACTGGACTTGATGATTGACTGCAAGTTTGCGCCGTAGATGTCGTTGAGTGTTGATGCCTTGTGGATGCTTGTAATAATCGTTGTCAATTGGTTGTGATAACGAGATTCAATCAACGATGAGATGGTCCTCTTAGTGAAGTCCGTTGGTCGTTCAGAGCCAAGGGCGTCAATCACAACAATGTCAAAAACCTCTTGCAGATACTTCATGGTGTTTGGGTCTTCGTAACCTTCTGGTAGGTCATCACCAAACTTGATTTCGTTGTAAGACATCTGAATGTACTTCTCAGCCGTAACAAACATCCCACAAATGTTGTTGGTGTAGACGACACGCTTCAGGATGGCTTGAGCAAGATGTGTCTTACCTGAACCCGTACCACCGACTAAGTACAGCCCCTGACCGTTCTCAACCATCTCTGGTGCTTTGTCAATCCACTTGTTGATGAGTTCCAAGGACTCTTTGTCTTTGTCTGCTGTGTTGAATGTTTCTAAGTTTTGCGTGCGGAACCTTTTTGGGATTGCGGTGTTATGCACACGCTCTACAGGAGGTCTGTTGCGCCAGTACTTTTGGCTACGAAGTTCACCCATTGCTAAAGCCTTCTATCAGTTTCAACATCGTCATAACTATCTGGTTCCTTGTAGGTGGTCGCTTTCTTAGCGAGAGCGTCAAGATTAGCAAGGAAGGCACGCCATGGGGCAACGCCCTCCGTCAATGGTTTCTGTTTAATCTCTGTAATAAAAATATGCATCATGTCACGAATCTGTTTGGGGGTGTAGTTAGCCTCACGAAGTTTCTTTAATCCTTTTGACATCGCAGGAAAATTCACGGGGGAGTTCAACTTGCCCCAAGCGTCCTTTGGTAGGAGTTCCGAGAAGTAGGTCGTCAATCCAAATAGGGAATCTTGTCGGGGAGTCTTTTTTGGCGGAGCACTCTTAGGTTCGGCGTCTGCCCCAAATGCTGGACCCCAGTCATCAGACACGACCAACCTCCACATCGTCATAGTCCGATTTCGGTCTCTTGTTATGGTTACTCTTATTACTCTTATTATTAACTCTTATTTGGGTGTCACTGGAGACACTAGGGGTAGTGTCAGGGGTGTCACCCCTAGTGGTGTCACTGGTGTCACTACCTAGTGTCACGGCTGACACTACCTCTGGGTTATTAAAGTTGATGATAAATGCGTTGGAGAGGTTGTGTCCCTTGGTCCCACGGTGCTTGCGGATTAACACCCCAGCAGACTCAAGGCGCTTGACAGCACGGATAACTGTTCGGCGGTCAACACCCACCTGCTCTGCGATGTATTTGTAGGAGGTCGTGGTGGTTTGGGTATCTGGCTTCATGTAAACCAGCAATTCCAGTAGGACTGACTTGGCTACAGAGTCCCCATTGAGATACGGCAAAACCCAGCGTGGAAAGGCTAGGAAGGGTCCTCCAAATTTTGTACTCATCTCGTACTCCTTGTTGGTTGCTACGGGGTAGTGATGATACACTTTTTTTCCAACACTTGGACATACCCTGTGTTGGTTGCTCAGACGAAGGGCTGGGGCGCTTAACTGTGTCCCAGTCCTTAGTCGTTTATAGGGTAAAATGGTGCCATGGCTACAAAGAAAAAAGAAGTTTGGGACACCCCAGACCCTTCCAAAAAAGACAAGAAGTTGACTCCTGAACAGAAGTCAGAAGCAAAGGCTCGTGCTAAAAAAGCAGGACGCCCTTATCCAAATCTTGTGGACAACATGGCTGTGTCCAAAAAGGGTAAGAAGTAATGGCTCCATCCAAGTCAAGTGCACCTAAAAAGTCTGCTCAGTATTACAACGATAATCCTGAAGCAAAGGCTAAAAAGGGCGCTTACGATAAAGAGTTCAACAAGAAACCAGAACAAAAAGAAAAGCGTTCTGAACTTGTTCAAGAACGCAGAGACCGTGGCGTCTATGGCAAGGGTGGCAAAGATATGTCCCACACCAAAGACGGTAAAATTGTTGCTGAATCCCCATCCACTAACCGTGGTCGTAACCGAGGAAAGAAATAATGGCTAGTAAGAAAGACCCCCGTTTAGAGCGTGCAGGTGTATCTGGTTTCAATAAGCCCAAGGCAACTCCAGACCATCCAACAAAGTCTCATATTGTTGTTGCCAAAGAAGGTGACCAGATTAAGACTATTCGTTTTGGTCAACAGGGTGTAGAAGGTTCACCTGATGGTTCTGCTCGTAATAAAGCATTCAAAGACCGTCATGCAAAGAATATTAAGAAGGGCAAGATGAGTGCCGCTTATTGGGCAGACAAGGTAAAGTGGTGAGCGCATTAACTGATGACCTCAAGACATTGATGGCTGATGTTGTCACGATGTACTTCGTGGCACATGGTTATCACTGGAATGTTGAAGGACAAGACTTCTCTCAGTACCATGACCTTTTTGCGGATATCTACGAAGATGTCTATAGCAGTATTGACCCTATTGCGGAAAACCTTCGCAAGTTGGATGAGTATGCGCCATTTACTCTTAGTAAGTTTACTGACCTTCGTACCGTTGAGTCAGTAGAAGTTAAACCTGAGCCACAGGCAATGGCAAAAGCCTTGTTGAAAGTTAATGACGGTGTCATTGAAACAATCAACAAGGCTTTTAAGTCTGCTGAAAAAGCAGGCGAGCAGGGCATTATGGACTTCCTAGCAAGTCGTGACGACATGCATAAGAAGTGGCGCTGGCAACTTACCGCTTCTACTAAATAGGTTTGTAACGCAAGTCTGCAAGGAATCGCTTGGTAAAGTTTTCTCCAAGCATCACAGACTGTAATACACCATCTTCAATCCAAGTAAGTTGTCCTTGAGTGACATTGAGTGGCTCAACAATTTCTGTTGCCACAACATCCGCTGAGATGATTGATGCATCACCGTCTACTGGTTCATGGTAGAAGATTGCATCAACAATTTCTTGTTTGGTCTTTCCGACATTCTCAACACCCAATGCTTTAGCCTGACGGCGAAGAACACCAATGTTCATGTTCATTAACTCGTCACGAGTGAATGGTGTTCCCTCAGTGGTTTCATTAGGGTCATGGTCAACAGTCTTTTCATGGACAATCTCTGGCTCAATGACATCCATGGTTACAGGCTCTGAACCTTCAATAACAATAGGTGTTAATGCCATAGTCAAGTCCTTAATAGGCTTGCCAGCATCTGCGCTCATAATTGCCAACTTCTCTGAAGATTCTTCATTGGCTTCATCCCAAAGGAGTAAGACTTCATCACAGACATTGATGATGGTCTTTGCTGGGTCATCATTTGTGACTACCTCAAGGGCAAAGTTAAGTAGTCCCTGTGGTGCTTTATCATCAATGCGTGTTACTGCGTTAAAAGGAACTTTGTGGTCTACCAGAAAGTCATAGACATCACTGACGGCTCCCTGTGGTGCACGGCGTGCGTGAATGACAAAGACTGCACCTTCATCACTCTTCAAGATGTCAATGAGACCTTCTTGTACAACCTTGGTATTGGCAGACCCGCTACCAATAATTCCATACTTCATGTGTTGCTCCTACTTGTAAGTTTTACGAGCCGCCAAGTCCCCATGAAGTGTCAGTAGACGCAAGAGACCGTGGCAGGCAGAAGCGATTGTAGCGACTACCAACCCACTTGTCCACACATCTGGAAGATTTGTGACAAACGCCACCCCATAACCAAGAACAACTCCAACTAATACCTTTACCCAAGGCATTGCTTCTTTAGGCGTCAGTGTGTTAAGAAACTGCATCAACTTGTAAACAGCGAGACCTGCTAGTAAATAATTCATTCAAGTACATTCCAATTGATTACATAGTCCGTGCCCTTCACAATTGTGACGGGAACGATGTAGTTCTCAATGATGTTATCTACAACTTTTTGTACTCGGTGCTCATCCATTGTGTAGTAGGAAAAATCTGTCCCCGAAGAACCGCCAGCAGAAGTTCCCCAGTGGTAGTCATATAGACCAGCACCAAGAGAATCAGTAGGGTCTTGGATAAATCCACCCAGAGGCTCATCACCAGAGAAAAAGGAGCCGTCAGAGTTTTTATATTCTACTAATGGCTTTTCAAAAGTTACTGTTGTAGCACTACTTGACGACAGTGTAATATTAAACTTATATACTGGGATTACATTACTTGATGACACAGAGGTTGTCTTTTGAATACTAGAAACAATCTTTCTTGAATCGCTAGTCAAAAAGTCTTTGAACGATGGGAATGTTGCAACAGAATTATTCCAATCATCAAAATAAGTAACACTTGACGGAGGGCTAGAGCCTTCTAACCCAGTTAATGTCGTATTAAGGACAAACCGTGGCGTAAAATTGTGTGAACTTACTGCCGAGTAAAAATATACAAGGTTATTGTTATATACAAAATTGCCACGAGAATAAATAAGTAGTTCCACAGTGCCTGTCATTGCAGGAAGAGTAACCGTCAGACCGTCACCAGCAGTGGACAAAGTCATTGCAGACGGGGGTGTTGAACTGAATTTTGCGTATACACCCCAACCATACTTACGACCACCTGAGTCTAAGTTGGTCCATTCACGGCGAGTACTTCCTATGTCTGGTGATACAGGAGCGTTTAAACCTTGAACAAAGAACGGGTCAGTAAAAAGGTTTACACGCATAGGGTGGACATTAAATTGAATTGGTGACGACCCCGTTGCTGTTACCCCACAACCACTGAGTGCAGAAATATAGGCTTCAACACTGCTCTGCGTTCCTTTGGTACGGCGCAAATAACCAATGTTATTAAGGACAGCACGCAATTTAGATGTGCCTAGTGCTTCTTTTGTAAATTCAATACCTGATTGGTTTGCTAGTGCGTTAATAGCAGAACTGTGCACTACTTCAGGGTCATTAATACGCATCGTGTCATAGATGGTTGTGCGCATCTTGTCTAGTTCCCAACCAAACAATTCTACATACCGATATAGCGGGCCTTTGTCAGGGTTTACTTTTGGATTGTAGTCAGCAGTGTTTAAAGCATAATCAGCGTCAAGACTGCGATAGTACTCAGGTATACGGCTCCACAAATCCTCTGTGGAGTTAAAATTACGAGGTATTTGTGCAGATAGCGTTGCAACTCTTTCATAGAACCCATCTCCTGAGGAATCTTCGTAGCGTACAAACATAGAGTAGTACACCCAGTTTCCTTCTTTGATATAAAAGGAATTCTTGTCTTCATAATCTAATCGGAAGTTATCGGCTGTAACACTAATAACTTTGTCACCATCACCTGCGGTGATTGGTTCTCCTGTAGATGACGCCCTGATAAGAACTTCAACAGGTTCAGTGCCTGTGGGAAGAGATACTAGGGTGAACCCAAATGTCCAGTTAAGGGTTACTGTGTCACGACTATAAACATTTGCTTCAAAAGTTGACTCTAAAAATGATTCTGGTACTGGGGGGAAAAACCCATCAGCACGAAGACCACTGTCTGATACAGCATCACCAGAACCGTTAGGTGTGGTTGAGTCCTGTACTACCCTAGTGCGGCGTAGTGCCGAACCAGAATTACCAATAGTGTTTCGTACTGTAAATGATGTAAAAGCCATTAGTTACTTCCCGTAATTCCACCCTGCATCCAAAGGTTCACGGCACTTGGTGCAAGTGTCATTGCATCAGTAAAACATAATAATTTTGTACTATCTGCTGACACATTGCCCACAGTACTAACTGTTTCAGGAGTAGCATCGTAGGTTGTTGACAGGTTAGTAAGAACCACATAATCAACACCATTAACACTCAAAGCGGCTCGGTAAATTTCACCAACTGTCAATGTCTGTCCAAAATAAGCCAATTCAAAAGTCAAAAGGTTTTTTATTGCCGCAGTAACTTCGTCTTTTACCCAACTTTGGACAAAGTTATCCCTGACATAAATTTGCATACCTACATACACAGGTGTGCATTCAATGTACTTATCAATTGTCCCATGGTTTGTGGGGTTCACCACACTGGCAGTTACACCCAACATTGAACGAGTCGTAAAGTAGTTGTCAATAGATTCTGCCATAGGCGTTGGAATCTCAATAACAACCTTTTGTGAGCCTGCTGTAACAGGAGCAGGAGGATAAATTGACAGGTGAGGAACAGGGTAAAGGGTCACATTAGGGTTTGAGTATGTTGCAGTTGCTTTACTGACCCCAGGAATTTGAAGAGTTAAATCCTTATAGTCCTGAAGTGACACGGCACGGTCTTGTGTTCTAAACAAGCGTGAAACATTGGTACGAATAGACTCAAGTGACTCAACATTAGCCCCACCACTAAAACTAGTAGAAGACACAATATCTATGTAGGAGGATGGGTCTCCTGTAACAAAACGAATTGAGTTTGCAGGCAAGTTTCCTAAAGCACCATCGGTAGTTCGGTAGGACGCCAGGATATTTGCATTAGTGGTCGGGATATATCCGTTAAAACCATTACCAAAAATAACTTGCACATAGCCATCAGATGTCAACCGTGTTGTGAAAACCTTGTCGGCATAAATAGATGAGGACAAGTTTGAGACATACTGATATGGCACTGCTGTTGGGGAACCACCTGACAGGGCACCTTCATACACCTGCACAATAACGCTGTCAATGTCTACATTTGCTCTAGACAATGTAATCGTTTGATTTGAACGACCCGAACTAGTGCCCAGTAATTCATTTCTAATGATTCTTCCTTGTACTAAAGATACTGAGAAGTTTGTATTAGTCCTGTCAATACTTATAGGACTCATAGTATAGAAATCAATTAAATTATTACTACTATCATAAGAACTAAAGACAGTGTCCTGAGGGATTGTGTACGCCAAGTTGTAGTCTAAGTCGCCACCAGCCGTGCTATTAGTACCACTTGTTGGAGGAGACGAGAACTGTGATGCCAATACTCTAAAGGTATCGCTAGTGGGGGCGTCATAGATTTCAACATTTGAAACATTAAATGTTGTTGGAGACATTCCAGAAACCGTTACCCGTTGGTTAGTGGTTAATTCATGATTAGATGCAGTCGTGTATGTAACAATTACCGTTGGTGTACCACCAATAGTTACTGTTGAGCAAGCCGCAGAACTAATGTCATAATTTTTGGCACTCCCAGAAGGGAACGAAGTAAGCCTTACGGAGCATGTACCACGAGAAGAACGGGTAGATGCAGGCAGGTAATCCATCAAGTTTGCAATAGCAATAACAGACTCACGCTGTGTGGCGGTTTCTAAGAATGTCTCAGAAGCGGCACGGTCTATGTAGAAGTGAAGCACATCCCCCATGTATGCCCAGAGGTCAATGAACACATTGCCAAACTCTGATGCGTCTGAGGTATCCCACTCTTCAATGTTTAAGGAGGCTCGGTTAACCAAGTCTTGGCGAATAGACAGGTAGTCCCTGCTGGTGTAGTCAAAAGTAGCCATAGTTAAATTGTGCTTTCCTCAGTAATAAATGTTCCAGCAGTTAAATTAGCAACAAAAGTTGCGGTATTTCCATCGGATGTCTGGTAAACAACCTTAACAAAAAGACTAGAGTCTTCGTTACCGTAACTTACGGTGTTCCCACTCTTCATTTGTAAATCCATAATTTTGGCATTACTAACATAATCGTTTAAACTACGAATAGCATCAATTCGGTAGTCTGCAAATACTAGTGGGTCGTTATTATCAAACAAGAGCGACTTGATGGCAATACCATATTCAGGACGATTTACTCGTTCAAATCTGTCTGTGGTTAGTGCGTCAATAATGCGCTGTTTTGCAATGACCCCGTTATTCTCGGTGTCAGCCACTTTCCCATTGACAAATCTAAAAGGAATAGATATTGAACGCATTAGTTATCTTCCTTAATAATATACATTGACCAGTTCCTTTGTTGCAGTCCACCTAAAATCTTTAATTACTGAATCAGGTACTAGTGTAGCGGGAAATACTTTTTCTAACGGGTCAATAGTACTAGAGAAATCAGAGTCTTTTTCAACGGTTAAATAAGACATGGACGAGCCTCTAAAAGCCTCATGGCGAACGGACTTGATAATCCACAACCCATCTAGTCTGGAGTTGTATTCCCCTAGTTGAATCAACATACCAGGCTGAAGGGATGGGTTACCTACAATGGTTAGGTGGGCTGTGTACGGGAATTTTTCACGGCTACGACCCTGTAAGACAGCATTAGCCATAGGGATGGACATAGCGTTTACAGGAACCTCATCTTCAAAAATAGATTTGATGGGGATTCCATATCCCGTGGAAACATCCTTAGAAAGTGTAACAATTGTGTTGTCTACTAAGGCGTGTATTGTGTCAGGAACCTTTGCGGCTTCAGGTGTAACTGCACCAACAGTGGCATTAAAAGAAATTACTTGCCCAGGTCTCACATTGAGGGAGCCTGCATTAGCACTCATTGCATACACTGGAGTAGTACCATAACGGGATAGGGTTGCAAATGGGTCCCAAATGTCAATGTGCGTTGCCCTCATAGACACTCGGTATCCAAGGTAGTCACAGGCTTTTAGTAACAGCGCCCAGTCCGACTCACCAGATTGAACCAGTCGTGGGAATACATACTTGTCATCAGGTACTGATGCTGTGAGACCGTATCTACCAGCAAGTTTTCGGACAATTTGTGGAAGGGTTACATTATTCCAAACATCTGTTCGGCGGTTACGCATTACATAGGATGTACCAATACAGTGCATGCGTGTAGTTTGAAAAGGGCTATTGTTAACCAAACCATTTTTGTTGACTGATTCTGGCTCTAAATAAGTTATGTATCCTTTAAAAATACAATAGTATGTTCGTGCCACAGTTAACTTAATTGCGATGGGTAAATCAACATAAGTAGTTAAATACTCTGGGGGTATTCCTGCAATATCTAATGTTGCTAAGTCATGCATGTTTTCAGACAACTCAATATTAACACGCTGAATAGATGTAAAATCTAACAATCCGTTGTGGATTATTACTTCAAAGTTAAGTTCAAGTTGTGAATTGCTGGAAGTAATCATCGTGGGATTCGGATGCGTGTCCCTGCGGGAATTCTGTCATTAAGTAAAACCTGTGGGTTAATCTCAGCAATACGCCAGTAAAAAATAGGTCCACCTAAATAAACACTAGCCAACCGTTCAAATGAATCTCCATCACGGCTAATGTAGGTCATGAACTGTGACTCAGGTACTTTGTTGTAAACAGCAACAACATTTACATTACCATTTCGTACTTCTTGTATTGCTCTGTAACGAGAATATAGTGAAATCATGATTCAGAAACAGTTCGTGATGCACCACTAGTGGGTGCTTGGTATCTATAGGTGCTGTCTACTGTCATGTTGTCTCCATCGTCTGTGGTCCATGCAGCATTGTAGACAGTCGTTCCTTCAAACTCCGCTAACACCTCGTTTTTATTTTTATTCAAAGCATGTAAAATCATAATAATTTTGTACGAAATGTATTTTTTAGTGATGGGTTTATCCACAGTCACTTCATTTTGAAAAATGTTTTTTCCTGATTCACCGTCTGTAATGGGGTATAAACCACCAACTTGTTTAGTACCTTTAGCATTAAAGTTAACTTTTGTTCCGTTTTGTTTTAAAGTTAATCTATTTTGTCTTAAAGTGGTATCAGCAATCAGTGATGAATTGTTATCACTAAAATGCCATAGTAAGTCAAAGGAAAAATTAGCCTCTGTAACTTCGTTGTCTTCAAAGAATTCTTTGAGTTGTTTAGTAATTTTAATATCTTTAACTCTAAAATACGGGTTATCATTTGAAGGGAACGACTCTTTAGCAACACCATCGTCTGCTCCTTCTGAGTAAACTCTTCCATTAAACTGTTTAACACCAGCCAAAAACTTTCGTTTTATCTTATAGTTAGCCTCTATTTCAGGCTTTCGTTCAGCGGCGGCTTGCTTTAAATTGTCAAAAATAAATGTTTTAGGTTTAGCAAAACCAAGATACAAGGCGTACATATTGATTGTAACTTTGCATTGTGTAGGAACCATTTTTCTACTAAATTTTTGAAACACAACTTCAACACTTGTAGCCACTCCCTCAACCATAAACAATGTGGAAAAAAGAACACGGAATGGTTGTGGGTTAAGGAAAGCAGAGTTACCGATGTTTGCATTAAAGAGGGCTGAAAGGTCACTATCCCCTGGTATTTTTATGGGTTCATAATCCACTGAGGGTTCGGTAACACCAGCCTTTTCTCGTTCTTTTTTAGCCTCTGCGTTTGCTTTATTAATGTTGATGTACTGTCTTTGAGTTTGTTGTGCTAATGCATTAATCATGTCTTCAGACAATCCTTGACCCGTAATAGAGTCAAGAATCATCAAGTCCGCAAGGACACCAATTTCAGATACCAATGCCTTTTGACCATTGGGAAGTGTCAACCACTCTGTAACCAACGGGTCGTTGTACCCAGCGTTGACCTCATGCTCTCTGTTAAACATTAATTCAAAACCAAAACTAGTAGTTCCAGGAACAGGTGCCAACAACTGAGCAGGGTCTTGTAGGAGTGGGTTCATTGCCCCAGGTGTTTGTTGAACTGAACGAACTAAAACTTGTGGGTTAAATTGAAAGAACAACCTACGGTTTTTCATTTGTCTTTCAATATCAACCAGTGGGTCACTGATGAGGCTACGCATGTATCCACGCTGAACTGTGCCACTGTTACCAGCCGAATCCATATATTGTTTAGAAGGCCATAAAAATGGCGGATTATCAAATCCATTTCTTGCTATTGGATATGGTTCGGAATCGGTTAACCTGTGAAACTGGTCTCGTGAGTATGTAAAGTAACTACCATCACTATACGCCCTCCGATACTGTGTGCCTAGAGCCTCTAGTTGCTCTGGAGTCAAACTACTGTAAGCATCACTAATATCAGTCATTATGACCTCCGCATCATTCGTAGTCTGACTTCATTTTCAAGGATGTCTCCAACCTCTTTAGCAATTCGTCTGATGTCACTTGACATGTCAGCACTTCCATTTAAATAGATATTGGGAGAAACAGTAATTGACATACCTTGTCCGCCACCGCTTACTCCGCCACCGCCACCTATTGAGTAATCACTATCAATAGGGTCTCCCGCATTACCAGGAAGGGCGGCTCCACGACTTAGCGATTGGTATTTTGCATTACTTTGTGCCACTAGTTGACTAGCAATTGCACCAGCATTTGTGGAAGGGGGACCACCAGTGCCACCAGTAGGAGCATTAAGGGACCTTCGTGACCGAAGTGATGTACTGCTTACTGTCTTATACGAGCGACCTACACTAGAACCAGTGACTTTTCCACTAACTCTTCCAGATGGTGTTTTAGGCGTACTTCCTGCTCCACCTTTACCCTTACCTTTTGTATTAAGGGCACCACCCGTCATTCGGCTAGTAGATTGCGGCTCCACATGGTGGGCTTCATCTCCTGGTCCACCTCTGCCTGTATAGCCTGTTACCAGTCCAAATCTAGCCGCATTGTCTTTTATCCATGTCTTGTCACCTTCAAGGTCAGCCGCTAGACCTACCTCATGTTCAGATTCTCCAGGAGCCGCCAACGCATATGCACCTCTTTTGCGAGCCTCTGGTTTCAATTCCCAAACAACATCGTTCCATATTCGGTCTGTTTCATCACCTTTTTCTGTTTTATCAGTAGGTTGGTATCGCTCCCTAAATGATGCTTCCTGTTGAGCGTTTGTACGGCGACCATTATTAATGCTAATGTTTGGGTTTTCTTCTAGCATTGGTCGCAACAACGATGCAAGTCGTGGGTCAAGAGACGCTAGGTGTTTTTCATCACTGGCCTTAAGTTTTTTCTTAGGAGCACTTGGACTTTCGTCATCAGTCTTTGTTGGGGTCGGTGCACTACTTTTTACTGATGCAAAACCGTCACCACTTAACCGAGAGTCAATAGGGTCTCCACCATCAGGTCCTATTAATCCTAGAACATCGTCACCCAAACTAATGGCTGAGTTAGTGACATTAGATGCGTAGTTACCAAGGTAACTCACAGCGTTTGTAAGAGGATGACCTTTTGTAGAAATCTTCATACCAATGATGGTAGATAACTTGTCTTCAAAAGCGGCAAGCATTTGTGTAGACAACCTGAGGTTTTTTTCAAATCGTGCAAAGTTGTCCCCTTGACGACCGTAAAAACGCTCTTCACGCTTAATTCTTTCACCAGTTGTTTTTTCGTGTTGTGTTGCATAGTTGTCTTCAATACCCGTAACCTTGCGGTCCTCTTCCTTAGAGGGGTCGTACATCTCACTGCCACCAGTTTTTTTCTGGAATTCAGAGTTCTGCATGGCGTATTGGATATACATATCCTGCATCTCTGGTGACGAAACACCCATGGATGCTAAACGCTGTCGTGTATTAGAACCTTGTTGTTGTGCTCCTTTAAGCATGTCTGGGTTATTAAGACCAGCACGCTTCACAACATCTTGCATGACTTGCATACCAGAGCGCTGTTTACCACCTATGCCGTACATACCTGTACCAGCCATCATGAACATCTGGTTAGCAGTATCGGGGGAGGCCATTGATGTAAGCATGTTTGTAACATCAGCAGTGCCAAGAGAGAATCCAGAAACGGCACGCATTGCTTCTACAGAAGAGGCTTGGTTAGAGGCTACAAGACCAGTGTTTGCCTGCATCTTAAGCATTTGGTTAATTGCATCACCACCACCAAGAAGGTAGTGCTTAGTAAGTGGCATACGGAGGTCATTTCGGACCTGCTTGTTAGACATTCCGTACATCTGCTGTAGTTGTACAGACATACGGTCTGCCTGAAGTGAGTAGTCAGCACCTTGACCAATACGGCTATCTGCATAAGCGTTGAGGTCTGACGCTGGTTGCAACAGTGCTCTTGTGAAGTCAGCACTTGACTGTAGGGGTCCGCCTCCACCGCCTCCACCAGCCCCCCCACCAGCACTCATTAAGGAACTTGTTCCACCAGTAGAACCACCAGTAGAGGCTGCGATTAAGGAACTTCTTCCAGCGGCAGGAGAACTAGCACTTCCTGCCATGGGCATGTTGATGCGAGAAGAGCCACCAGCACCACCAGCACCACCTGCTCCACTTGGACCCCTAATACTGCCCATGGTTGATACAAGGTCTCTAGCAGACCTAGCCGCACTCTTCAAGGCAGTATCTAGACCACGAACACCTTCAATAAGTGAACTCATTGCGGCACGGTCTATGTTAAGACCACCACGACCACGGGTACGGCTAGAGGAACCTAAACTATCAACTGGTGTTTCACCACCTTGGTTTTCTGGAGTAACCATTAGATTCTCTACCTGCCTTCACGCCATTTTGACATACTAAACCAGTATGCACGCTGACGAACTGTCATTGATTTGAGGTCACTAAGACCAAAACCACTGTACGAAGTGGCAATCTTTTCGTATTCCCAATATATAAGTGTTAAATCAACCGAATAAAAGTGAGACCCAATCCAACATCACTGTTAATTCTTCATCACAATGAGCGCACTGAGTTTTCACCTCCTCCATACGAGGACCAGGTTGTGCCTGGTTAAGTTCTTTTACAATCTTTTTACGGTCAACAAGTGATAACTTCTTTGACCAGTTTTCACGAGTCTCTCGGTCCATCTCGGTAATGATGCAACGAGAGATAATATATGTGTTTTGTTCAGCAGTTGTCTTTCCCTTTTTAAGGGCATAACGACTATCACCAGTTGTGGGGTAATTGAGGTGAATGCTTTGCCCATTTTTTAGTTGGACAACAACTGGGCTGACAACATCTACATCACCATTTTCAATATTGAAATCGTTATCTAGGTCAATAGTGACATCATTGCTTCCGTTACAACTTCCGCACCTCAACTGCATTTCACGACCACGACCATATGTGGCACGGATTACACCGAGAAACAATAAGTCTCTATCACCAATAATGAGTTCGTCAATAATGTTTTTATTGTTGTTGTCTAAATTGATTGAACCAATAGAAACCACAGAACGCTGAAGAAGGTAATTAAGATAATCACCGTATGACAAATCTTCCTTAGCGTCAATTGCCGCCAAGTATTCTTCGTCTTCCCCAGTAAGTTCCCGTACTACGGCTACTTTTTCCCAATCGTTAGCGGTGGTGTTAAATACACCACGAAGCAACTTCACCTCAGTTGGAGGTGAGTCATCAATTTTTGGAATTGAACCTGCAATTGCAGCGTTGGCTGCTTCAGCCAAGTTAGATAATGATTCTGACATTTTGTTTTCCTTTGTATATTAAGTTAAAAGACTTCACCCATTTTGTAGCGAGTAGCATCTGCCTGATTCCACGCCGCAACAAATCCCTCATGATGCACAGTGAGTTCCTGAACCAAAAGACCGCTGTCTCCTGCGCTCAATCCACCAAGTGCAAATACGCCAGGCCAGCAGTTAAACAACTTCATAGCCAACTTCACATTACCAGGATTACTGTTGTTGGTACGCAAGGTGTCTCCACCTGAGTAGGTGTAGTTATTGCTGGTGGTTGGGTGGTCATAGACCTTTACCAAAATGTCACAGCGATAGTCACCGTTTTTATTGATTCCTGTGCTTCCCCCAGGAACTCCACCTTCCCACGAGTGGATGAACTGTTGCCATTTCCAAAGTTGGTCACCTTCTGCAAAAACGCCACGGACAAATGAGACGGCACTGAAGTCTGACATACCAACCATTTTATGGGTGTGGGTATTCATGCCACCTTCACGGTATGCCAAAACATCGTTGGTGACACTAAGACCACTCATTGACGAGAATCCCAGAACACCAAGGTCTTTGCTATAGTCCTTGAGTGCTCCGTATGGTACAAGTTGCACTTGAAACTTAAAGTTACGAAGTGGGTCGGTGCGTGTGGAAGTTGTCATTGTCTTTCTCCTTAGAGTGTCTCTGTTGCTGTGTTTTCACTTCCAGCAAATTGAGTGATGTTGATGATAATAAATTCAGTAGGTGATTGCAGTGCAACACCAACTTCAATATGGAGTTCTCCATTTTCTACTGCAAATGGTGGGTTGTTTGATGCGTCACAAGTGATGTAGAAAGCCTCGGTTGCATTCCGTCCCTTGAGACCACCCGAACCCCAGAAATCTGAAAGAAAACGAGAGATGCGGGTATGGATATCTGTCCATACACGCTCACCATTTGGTTCAAAGATTGAGAAGTTTGCAATGGATTCAACATTTTCTTTGATGTAGTTAAGAGAACGGCGTACTGGAACATACTTCGTAATGTCGGTGCGCTTAAGTGTGCGAGCACCATTTGAGATAACTCCACCACCAGGAATGCTCTTCAAGGTGTTGACATGCGCATCGTAGAGAAGGCCGATTTCGGTCTCAGTAAATGTTGTAGTAAGTCCGTACACATTACGAATGTCATAACCATACCCAGCAGGTGCTTTAGCAACTGTCCGTTCTTGCTCAACACGGCTGAACAATCCAGCAATTGCACCACCAGGGAATGTGTCACGCAATGATGCGGCTCCGCTACGGGCGGGGTCTGGCATCTTCAACATTGGGTAGTACACAGCACCATAAGATGACTTGTTGTAGGTGTCGGTCAACCCAGTGATACCAACGGTCAAAGTCTGTGCTGGTGATGGGTCAATGATGACAAAACCATTTCCACGGGCTTCAGCGTAAGTGGTAGCCATGTTTACCAGTGTGGCTGAGGTTTGTCCAACCAAGTTGATAAGCAAGGAACCTGGAACTAAGTCCAACCTATTCAATGCAGCCAACCAGTCAGCATCGGCAATACTGCCGTCTGTACCATCAGTGTCAGAACCACTTGTTGCATCACCAATCTTGTAGAGAACAGCAGTTGAGATTGATACGGCTGTATCAAGTCCAGTGATGACATAGGTGGTTCCTGCGGTCAAAGCAGGGTTGACACCAAGAGATGAACCAAACACCAAATCAACATAGTTGGAGTAGTTGTTGACAATTGTTGGTGCGTACTGAGGTGAGTCAGGGTCAAGAGAAATTTCTGACCAACGCTCTACCTCTGCACCATTGAAATAGATAGCGATAGTGAAGGTAAGTGGCTGACCACCTGCAAGTGTTCCATCACGAGAGCCTTTAAGGAGGTAAACCTTTAATCCTTTTTCTGCGCTGGATGTTCCTGCGGCTACCCAGTTTGCCCAAGTTCCCTTGCTCTTTGCACGGATTTCAAACAAACCACCAGCGGCAGTGTTTACTGCGCTTCCGTTGATAGACCCTGCAACACCAGCACTCTTTGCCCTAGCGGCGGCTGATGCAGTCACACGGTTGATGTATGCGGTGCGACCACCATTTGCAAAGAAATGGTAGATGGCATAACCAAGATGTGATGAGTTGGTCAAATCACCATACAATGTCTTGTACTGGTTCCAAGAATCAATACGAGTAGGTACTTCAGGTCCACGAGCAACGGTGCCGAGGAATGATGTTGGGGTAACGGTAGGTCCAACTGGGGTGGTCGTTGAGAACGGACCTTCGGTGATGTATACACCTGGATAAGAGTTTGCCATTTTTGCTCCTTAGCAATAAACTGTGGGTTACGGGGTACTTGTGATTGGGACGACTGATGTGACAACAGTATCAACTTGTTTGAGACCATACATGTCAGCAGAAGGAATCTCTGCCGTCATTTGAAGTGTGTAAATCTTTCGGAAAATACGCTTGCGGTATCCTGCCTCTGAGTCAAGGAGGTCCGCAGTTGTCCAATCCAAAAGGTCTAAACGCCTAATTGTGTCATCCTCTGGGACTTCAATGAAACCCTTTCGGAATGGAACTATTGTACTCAACATTTGACTGCTGAGTTGGCGGTCATGGAGAGCACTACGAGTGAAAGTAGAAACCTGATATAGAAGGTCTACTGGAACAAATTCCTGGCTGACAATAAAATCTTTGCCTGTAGAACTAATGCTTTCCATATTGGCAACACGACTGGGCCAATAGGTCATAAGGTTGGGGTCTTTAAGCATGTCAGTACGACCACTAACACCTACTTTAGGGTAATAAATTGTAGTTTCTGAGTGCTGACGATTGCGGGCATGGACAATGTCAATCATTTCAATTGTCACAAATGGGTACGAGCGCTCTGTTTCGGCTTCTGGGTAGCGAAAGAAAACCTGTACAGGCCGTTGACCATTTCGGTCGTCACTTACTTTGAGAGTAGCAAAGCGAGCCTTAAGAGCCGCATCTTCAGCAAGAAGAAATCCAGGATTAGGCATCTGGCAACCTACTTGAAAGATGGCGCATCAGGGATTCGTTAACAGTAAACTCACGGCTCTTTGCAATAGAGCGAAGCGCACCAGTAGCAACAACCTTTTTCATTGGGTTGCCATACTCAAGGTCTTGGGCGTCAGGATGGTCAACGGTGTATTCCATAAAACCATCTTTAACAGACACATTTGCAGAATCAACTTTGTCAGCCCAGTCAGGGTGGCGAGAAAGTTGTTCTTTTAATGCGGAAGATTCTTCACTTAACACACTTGACAGTGATTGTGACATGGCACTTTCATAGGTATCCACGGTCTCTTCCAGAATGGAAAGGATGGAGAAGTCTCCAGATACGATTGGTTTAGAGCCTGTGCTTGTATGCAGTTGTGCAGAAGTCATTACTTCTCCCACGAGACTCTAGGCGTTGTACCTCTTGGCGCTCACCAAGATTAAATCTAGTTTATCAGAGTTGTGGGAGTGTTGAAGGCCAAGGGAGGTTGGTTACACCTAAAGATGCTGGACCTGGGTCAAAGGGCATTTCCTGGTTGATGTAAACCTCAATACCTTCAACGACAAGAATGACATCGTCACGAGCACGACCACGGACACGGTAGGAAACCACCGAGAAATAGCGACCGTCATAAAGGAACATGTCATTAAGGTGGTTCTTGTACTCGTAGGGGTTGGTCACCCCAGCATTACGGAAGTCCTCAATGGATGCCACAAAGTTGGTCAACTGGACTGGTTGGCGTCCTTCAGGGATAGAGCGCTTTTGGTCTTCTGCCTCAGTAATCATAAGCACAGGTACAACTATTCCTGTCCCGTACTTACGGCCCCCAGACCCTGGAACGCCTTCGTCATAGACATCGTCATAGACAGACTGGGTAGATGTGTTTGTACCTAATGGGGTAAATTCAAACCACACCACCGATTCACCAGCATCGTCATGATACTTTCGGTAATGCTTACGAATGTGTGAAAGTTCTCGTCTTAAATCCATTAGTAAAACGCATTAGAGGTATAGCCAGTAGGAGGGTCTGTGTCAATAAAGACATCTGAACGCATCGGCTCGGAAGGCTCCTCAATAAGGATTTTTCCTTCACTGTCTTCCGCCCAGATGCGCTCCATTGGACCGTAGTCACCGAGTTCCTTAGCCTTGTACAGAGGTACATAACGATTGGTTGTACGAGACACACGGCGGAGGCTAAATTGGGCGATGCGCTCAGGACCAATGTTGAGGTTGTTGGCGTGCTTACGGTACTCAACCTCCCATTGCTGGATAAGGTTTTGAAGCATACGAAAACGCTGTGAGCCAGGTATGTGGATGGACTCAGAGGTCATAACATCAATGTCACGGGCAAACTCTGTCATAAGAGCCTGTAGAGCCTCTACAAGGGCACCCAGACCCACTACATCCAATACCGCAACATTAGCCTGTTCCAAAGGAACATCAATTGTGGGGGTATGGTAATTAATTGATTTCTTTGCGTAAAACTCAAGGTCAGTAGGAAGCAACCACTCATAGTAGTAACCTTCCACCATAATCTTGGTATTAGCGGCTGGGGTAGAGGCAAGACGCAAGATTCCGTTACGGGCATCAAGGGAGTATTGAGAGGTCGTCAATTCAGTGACGGTAGAGCCAACAACTGTGGCAATCCACAAAGTATCGGTGTCCACATTTAGATTACCTAATTCAAAAGTACGACCAATACCATCAAAGGTAACCTGAAAGAACTTGGGGAAATCACGCAGATAGTTGCGTGCTACTTCTACAATGTATTGAAGTGGTGTAAGGGCCATACCCTATTGTACTACTGGTCGCCCGACCCAGTTCCAGGTATGGTGTCAAGGAGGTCCTGGTTTAACTGGGGCTGTTGTTCACGGTGCCTATGGCTGGTCACCCTACGGATTCGGGTGATGTCAGCCTCTGTTCCTGTGGGTTTTGGAATAGGGCGTTCTTCCGTCATTGTGCTTCTAGGGCTTCAACTTTGGCGGAAAGTTCCTGTACTGCTTTAACAAGGATAGAAATGACATCGTTTGTTTTCCACATCTGTGGAACAATTTCGCCATCTTCAATACCAAATTCAATAAGATTTGGTTGTACTTCTATAATTTCATCAACAATAAAGCCATGATGAATACTGTTGTTGTATTCATATTCTTCAATTACACCGTCAGTTTCTTGAGGGATTGCTTTAAAGGTCCGTGGTGTCAGTGACTGAATGATTTCTAGTGCGTTTTCAACTGAGTTAATTTGTTCTTTGTACTTACGCAAGGATGTGTTATAAGCAACACGACCATCAGCAAGGACACGCATGTTTGCTGATGATGTTGTGGTACCAATACCAGTTAGGTAGAAGTTGCTGGAAGTTACTCGGAAAGCACCTTGAACAGTCCATGTTCCTCCACTATTACTCCAACCAATATAATTACCACCAAATGGGTCAACATTGACAATTGCACTAAGATACCCAGCAGTAGAGGCAGAGCCAGTAATGTTGATGCCATAGGTACCACCATCATTATAAGAAATAGAGGGTTTTCCACTGACATTGTCCCAAGCGACAGCACCTGCGGTACCCGTAATGTTGATACTGTATGTTCCACTGTTGTTGTAGACCAATGCTGGTAGACCAGTAATACCAGACCAAGCGACACTTCCTGCGGTACCAGTGACATTTCCCGTGACATTTCCCGTGACATTGCCTGCAAGGTTGGCGGTAATGGTTCCCGCACTAAAGTTTTCGCTGTAGCGAGCCAGTCTGTACCATTGACCATTTACATTGACAGACAACGGTCCTGCAAGGTTAGTACTTGGTGTCCATGATGTTGGTTGAACCCATGTATCAGCGTGATTACCACCTGTGGGTGTTGCTCCTACACGACTGAAATTAGAGCGAACAAATACTCTTTTATCAGTAATAGCATTAGACGCAGGGGCAGAAGAGTTAATTCGCCATACAGAGGCGAGAACCACATCAGTGTCAAGGTTTACTGTGGTAGGGAATCGGGGGTTTGTTCCTGTGTTTCCTGCAATTGCATAACAGGTGATTGTTGAGCCGCTTAGACGGGCAACGATGATGTCAAAAAAAGTAGATAACCCATATGGGGTTAAATTAACTGGTGCACCAGTGTAGGAGTAGTACGAGCCGTTAATGAGCACCTCACCAGATGCCACATTAACGGTCTCTGCACTACCTGGGGTGATTGCCATTCCACTGACAACACCATTAACTTGCGTTCCAAGAACTTGGAAATCAAGTGAGTCTGGCTCTGCCTGATTCTGATTAAGAGCATCAGGCGTATTTGGAATTGTAAAGCCAGACATTTATACCTCAGACTGTGTCGTAGATGTTTCCGTGATTTGCAAGGTGGTTGTAAAGGTCGGCAGGAATTGTGTAGGTCTTGCCTTCCTCAAAATCAAATACCTCCGTGCCCCAGTGCATGCGCCAAGTTCCCTTGACACGGGCCTTCTTTGTTGCTGGTGCGCCTGGTGCGACAACTTCCTTTGCAGGTGTTGCGTCAACAACGACTTCCTCAGCGACCTCAGGGGCCTCTACAAACTCTGGGTTGGTGGTGGTCTTCTTCGTAGCCATGGCTACTCCTTTACTGATTGATGGACTAAAATTGTGAAAGGTGGGATACTAGGCTTTCGCCGTTCTCCCACCCTACACTAACACTGGTTAGGCAGTAGGAACTGCGCCACCAAGGGTGTTGATGAGTACACGAGACTCGTGTGTAATTACACCGAAGCCCCAGATTGCGTACCAGGACAAGCCGTGCTCACGACCGAAGTCAATGACACCACCGTCACGGAGTTCCACTGGCAATGCAATGGCCTGACCGAAGGCGTTGTCACCAATCATGATGCCTGTGTATGAGTTGCTAAGAACTGCGTCACGGATGCTCGTTGCTGGGTTGGAGTCAACGGTGCCGAGACCTGACTTGACCTGTGTGGTTTCAATGAAGACCACATCGTAGATGCGTCCGATTTCACCGAGCATGAAGTTGCCAGGTGCGGCGTACTTCGTGACTTCAATGAACTCAGGCCAGTCACGCAATGAGCGAGCCTGTGCAGGGTTTACGAAACAAACATAGGTGTCGCCAAGGCGAGGAATGTTCTGTCCAGCCAAGATTTCAACTGCGTCCTTGATGGTTGCAGGTGAGAGGTAGCCAGGAGCGCCTGAGTTACCAGCGGCTGCATACTCGTAAGGAGCACGAGGACCACGGGTAGAAGGTGCGGTGCGACCGAACACAACGCTTGGTGCTACAGCCGAGCCACCACCGAATGGTACGCCTGGCTGGTAGAGGGTGTTGCGTGCCTGGATGTCCATGGACTGTGCCATGTGACGACCAAGAAGTCGTGAAGCCGATGCCATAACATCGTCAAACGAAGCGTTGAGGAGGAGTTCGGTAACCGAAACTGCCTGACCCTGTTCCTTGACGGTGATTTGAATCTGGCTTGCAGAGAGGGCGACTGGGTTCATACGAACGCCTTCCGTCAATTCTGCACCACTTGTCTCGTTAATAGCGAGGTTGTTGTAGCGCATGAAGTTGATGGTAAGACCAGGCATGACGCCGAGTTCCGTCTTCTTAACTGCGAACTGCTCAAAGCGAAGCACGGGCATCGCCTGGAACAGGATTTCCTTTGACCAAATGGTCTGAATGGCGGGGGAGAGATACGAACCGCTGTCGTATCCAGCCGCCGAAGTTGCGCCAGCGGTAGTTACTGCACCGCCAGCAGGTGTTGGGTATGCCATGGGGCTTTATTCCTTCGGGTTTGTGGTTGTTGTGGGGTTAGAAACGGCCTCGTGGAGACCGTGCATTTAGGAGCCTGTCCCGCATCTGTGCATACTTTTCCATTGACATATTGCGGATGTCATCCGCACTTAACTGCTGGTATTCCGTCTGAGTTTCCATTGGCCCAACAGGAGGCGCCGTTACTGGTGCCCCCCGCAAACGACTCTGCGATTGCTGAGTTGCTTGCTGGATTGACTCAATAATAGCAGATGAACGCTCACGAAGTATTGAAATAGAGTTTTCAATTTCTTCAGGACTGTTTCCTGCTACCAAGTCAATAAGTTCAGGAATAATTGATTCCTGTTCCTGTTGCAGTCGTTGTGCACGATAGTGCTGAATTTCCTGCATCTGGCGTTCTTTTTCAAGCAGTGCCTCTTGTGCTTGGCGCTGTGCCTCAATCTCTGCGAGACGACCCTGCCATTCCTGCTCTACGCTATTAATGCGCTGATTGAACTCATCTTCTTTTTTAAGAAGGAGTTCTTTTGCGCTCAATTCATCAATTTCACGCTGGCGAAGGATTTCTGCTTCCTTAGCGGCACGCTCTTCTGCTTCCTTGCGTGCGGCTTCACGCTCTTGAGAGATGATTGCCATCTGCTCTTCCATGCTCTTCACACGGGTATCAGCCTCTTCAAGACGCTTGTACATCTTGTCCTTTTCCTGCTTACGGATGTTTTCTACTTCATCCTCAGAAAAGAGTTTGCTGTTGCCCTTCTTTACTGCATCCTCTACAAATTGCTCCACCATTGGAGCATCCATAGGAACGCTGATGATGTCCCCTTCGGGACCATTGTTCTTAGCCATAGTATTTACCTACCTTGTTTGTTTGGCGTATATGAACTTAATTAATAAGACTATTTATTCTTCGTTAGGTACACGGCGCTGGGCGAACCTTGCTCCGTATGCCTTTGATACAAGTTGATTAACCATCTGCTCTTCCATGGGGCCAACGACAGGACCTGGCATTGGACCGCCATCAGAAGAACCGTTTGCTGAAGACACATTAGCACCTCCAGCAGACACCGTTTCAGGACCAGTAGGTCCAGGAACCATTCCAGTTGCAAGCATTACTGCCATCTGGATTTGTGCGTTCAACATGTCAAGAGCGCCTTGGTCCATGGCGTCATCTTGCAATTCCTCAAAGATTTCATCCATCTTCTCGTTCGGGAATTCCTCACCGAGGAGACGAAGTGCACCACGCTTGGACTCAAGACCAAGGGCCATCTTGGCTTGGACCTCATTAAGTTTAATAAGTTGGTCAACAGGCAGAGGCTCAGGCCAATGCACCATTGTCTTATAAGTGTTGGGGTCAGCAGGGTCCAACTGTGTGAGTTGGTCACGCTCTGGCATTGCAGATTGTGATGGGTCATACATAAGCATTTGAGGCTCAAATACAGCCGCTGTACGAATAATGATTTCGTTAATGCGTTCAAGACCCTTAGTGAAGTGAACTTTCTTCATGTTGAAGCGGTTCATCATCGGCTGATACTGAATAGCCAAGGCGGTACCAGAGGTGTTAGATACAGGCTGGAATTGACCAAGTGCAGTTTCAGGTACACCAGTAATTTCATGCATGGTGCGCTTGAGGAAACCAATAAACTCTAAGGCACCTGACATCTCACCACGAGATTCAAGGTTAAAGACGCTGGCGTCCTTGGGGAGACCCGCCCAAACCTTTTTAGGTCCACGCTCCAACTGCGAAGCCTTAGCACCAGTGATGATAGTGACAGGTGCGGCGTGGTAGTTGATGATGTCAGAAACTTCAACCATCTTCTCGTTGAGTTCACGGTTCAGGGGGATGATATCCCAGATGTCTGATTGACCCCATGGAGAAGAAGAAATTGAAGTGTTTGGAATGTGGACAATAGGAATGGTGCCCAAAGCGTTGGGATATTCGTCAACCAATTCATCATTAATAAACTGTTGGATAGTTTCTTCAGTGAGGATTTCGGTAAAGGTATAAACCTGGCGGGTTCCTTCAGGAGAGGTACCCCAGAAGCGATACTTCAATTTAAAACGAAGCAAGCGGTCACGGTCATGTGGGTGATACTCAGGGAAACAATGAGCAGGGTTCAAAGGAATAATACGGATGCGTCCCTCAATGGGTACACCGATGGAGTCAACATAAGGTTCCTCGTAAGCAACCTTCACAAAACAGTCACCAGTGACCGAAGCCAACTGACCCATTTCCCACATTACATAGTGTTTGTGGTTGTGGTTTTCCCAAACCTGATGAAGGAGTCGGGGAATAATTGCGCTGTTTGCTTCTGGTGTACGGAACTGGATTCCCTTACCAAAGCAGAAGTTGGTGATGTAGTCCGAGAATGTACGGACATAGTTCATGTAGAACTGAGACTCACCCATCTCACGGCGGTACGACCAATGATGTCCAAGATACCAAGCCCACGCAGCAGCGTAACGGTTTAGACGGGGTCCATGTACCTCAAACTCTTCGTCTGCAAGTTCAACTAAACCAAGTGGGGAAATGGCGACTGTTAAGTCGCTTGATGATGCACGATAAGACGGTGACCAGAAGTCCATTGCCATAGTTCTACCCCTCCTTCCTTGTGGTGGTATGTAGTTTACACAAAATTATTTAGTTTGCTTTTTCGCCAAGTTCAAGGAATGTCATTTGACCAGTGCCAGCAACTGTCTTTTTACGACCGCCTCGTGTGCGGATAACATCAGGCTCTGTAAGGTAGCCAAGAGCCATACCCTCACCAACAGGTGTACCACTATCGGGGTACTCATCAATTGATTCTTGTGTTAGTTCTAACTTGTTGTTTTCTTTAATACCTTCAACAACTTCAGGCTTAGTGATGTTCTTTTCAAACATGTTTCGGTCAATGTTGTACAAAGCCCACTGGTCACCTTCCATTGCGGCTTTACGAGCCGCTTGTGCACCAGCAGGTGAGTCGGAGTAATTCTTTGAAACATCTAAGAAAGCCGCATCACCAATTTCTGGGTCATCAGAACTACGCCATGTTCCAAGAAACATGTCTGGAGATGACAAAAGTTCTTTTGTTGCAGGCTGTTCACCGTATGAAATTACAGACTCTGGAGTTAACTCCGCTGTTGGTACAGGCTTCTCATAACCAGGAATTGAAACCATTGTTCCCGTTGTAGGTTCTGCACCAGTTTTTAAGTCAACTGTGAATCCGCCACCCATGGTGCGGTCAACAACCTTCTGTGGGTCTACAGGAAAAGACCAGCCCTGCCCAACATTAAAATGTTCTCTGCGGCCCATTACTTGGCGCTCTTTGCAGGAGCCTTCTTCTTTGCTGGTGCCTTCTTAGCAGGAGCCTTCTTGACTTCCTGCTTTGCAACTTCTTCTTGCACTTCGCTAATGATTGCAGGTGCTTCCTTTACAACCTTTGCAAGGAAAGAAGCAACTTTCTTGTCACCAACCTTGGTGCTGGCATATGCCAGTACAGCGGTGGAAGCAGTGATGATGCCAGCCTGAGCCTCAGCGTCAACATTCCACTTAACCAGTGCCCAAGCAACTGCTCCGAGAACTACACCCTTAATGGATTGGTCTGCAATTTGAGAATTCTTAATAGCCATTTGCCAATTATACGCTAAATTATCGGTGCAGGTAGTTGATTTTCTTGACCATGCCCATGGGAATCATAATTCCGTTTCCAGCATGGGTGTCATTAATCAGAGATACCAACTTGATGCACTCTTTGTCTTTGTGCATCAAATAACCAACAGAGAGTGATTGGGCAGGCTTGGACTTCTGAATTTCTTCATGACCAAACCACCCAGACTCAATGTCCGATGCATCTAACCAAAGGACTTCTACCAGAGGGGGCTTGGTAGGGTTCTTCTTGGTAAATACTAAATCTACGAACTTTTTGAAATCTGGGAGGTCTGGCATGACCTCATTTTACCCTAGTATTTTACCCTTGTAGAACATGGTCCCATCATGGATGGGGAGCATTTCGGGGTGGAACGGTCCGTCACCCTCTTGGTAGTGGATAATTCCAAGACCCTGTTGCCAGTCCTCCACACAGGTAATGGGGCGACCATCAAGGTCCATCCCACCCTTGGTTGAGGGTACTGCACCATCTACACGGGCTAGACAGCCAAAGGAGATAGCCGCAATCGTCTTAGGACCATCCCAGTCACTACGGGTGCGCTCTGCCCACTCACGGCGGTGGATGTGTCCATAGACCACAGATGACTTCTCAGTAGCCAAATACTTGTGGGCAGTAGAGCCTCCAGAGGCAACCTTGGTTCCATGGATAATCTTGATGCGATTATTCAACCAGAACTGGCTGGCTGGATATCCAGCAAAATACTCCACTCCAAAGTCCTCAAAACGGCACAAGAATGGAATTGACAGCACTGGGAAAGAGTCAGGGGTATTCCCCCGCTTTAATCCAAATGCGGCTTTGGCATTATCAATGATGTAGTTGGTAAGACGAATCTCGTGGTTACCCTCCATCCAGATGATACGAGCATAAGGAGCCGCATCCCTCAGTTGTGCACACAGTAGTGTCAGGTAATCAATGGTTGCCTGAGTGGTAAGCGAGAACGCAGGACTCAGTCGGTACTTTGACATTTCAGGAAGGTCAGCATTGTCACCATTCAAAGCGATGATGTCAGGCTTCTCTGCCTTGATTACTGCAAGTGCGTAATCCATAGCGACAGGGTCATGGGTACTAACTAACTCACCACTGGCGTTTCGGAAAAACCCAGCCTGAATGTCAGGGAGTACCACACACTTCTTCCAATCAGAAGTTGACTGCTTAACAGTCGTCTTTGGCATCTTGATTGCAGGACCCTGATTAACAGGATTCCATTCAGGACCATCTGCCCACTTAGGTGAAAATTGGATTGCAGAGAGGTCATGAATCTGTGCTTCTCCATCTTGGTCTTTTGTTAAAGACTGATAGAGAGAGACCCTCTTTACTGAACCAATTTCATTAATGTCAATGTTTTGGCGCTCAAGAACTTCAAGAAGTTTTCCTAGCGCTTTTGCATTATGTGATGGCGTGTTAAGGTCATTCGCCAAATCGCTCACAGGGGCACTCCTTATTTACATGTCGTTGTACTGTTGAAACACTGATGTCATGCCCGTTTCTACGAAGCATTTTTGTCAGCCATGTTGCACTATACGCTTTTGAACGACCTTGTCCACGGTCAGCACGAATGCGCTCAATTGCGTTATCTAGGCTTGCTTGGTCTTCAGTGTCAAGACCGTCACTAATAATTTTTATCTTACATGCACCAGTAATAAAACTAGGTGGTGGTGCTTCAAGGTCCGCACTAAGCGAACTCTTCTTGGCTTTTTCTGTCATTCAGAAATCTCCTCACGATGAAGTTACAAACCTCGTCATGAAGGTTATCACGAACTAATGCGTGATGAAAGGGTTATTTTTTAAGATGCCAATCAATGTGGTCATCTAGTCGTACAGAGACATGGTCTACAGAAGTTTGCACCTTGTCTAGACGAGTCATTACTTGACCGTGGTCCTCAGTGTTGGACTTCTTTAGTGATTTAAATTCTTTAATTGCCACACCAAACAGTCCGCCCACTGTGGTGATACTGGCAACAATAATTGTGGCGAGTGCTGGGTCCATTAGATATAGGGCTGTCCTCTACGAGGGGGTCCTTGTTTCATGACCCTTCCATCTGGCCTGGTTCTCTCAATCTGCTTTCCTACAAGCCATTTAACTGCTTGCGCCCCTGGAAGTGTGATTCCATGACCTTCAGTGAAACTTCTGATGCGTGATGATTTATTGAGGTCAGGAAGAATAGAACGCATCACTTCTTCATGGTCTTCATAGCGTGTTGTACCACCACGCTTTAAAGATGCAGTACCGATACCTCGTGGGTCTTGCCATGGGCGCATCATATTGGCAGTCATATCAGACTCACGACCATCTACTGTCATTACTGAAGTGTCACCAGCAATGTTCCTATAGAAAGAGTTTACTTTTGGTGAACTACTGCGGGGTAGAATTTCTTCGGGGTCTGCACCTTCTAGAATATTGAGTGCTTTTACAACATTTGTATCAGATGATACAGATATAGATGGTGCCCGTTCCTTCATCATTGCCTGAACTTCAGGAATACGGCCTGTAGGCTTCAATAAATTTTCAGGCACTTCTTCACCACGAGTACGAAAATCAGTGGAAAGTGCTCTATTGATGACTCTATTTGACTCTGACTGACGGTGGCTTTCACGAACCATTGCCCGTTCTGCTGGTGTCATAGATGCAATTTCTGCAAAAGCATTAATGTTGTTGCTATCAAAGTCCATGTTTGGTGATACAGCGGCGACAATTCCAGAACCATGTGCTGGACTAATGCCAATGTCTAATGAACCTTTTCGTGTGGCTTCTTGTACACCTGGGTACCAAAGAAGTCCTTCTTGTAAAGTTTCATCTGAAGCACCAAGAATCAAGTCTTTGGAACGCTTGCGAGCATCAGCAAATTGTTCCGCATTGATTTTAGGGTTTACATCAAAAAAAGGAAATTTTGCCATCAGTAATCTCCTCCAGCGTCCACATTCTCTTTGTTTACCTTGCGGTAAGCCGCTGTACCACGCTGACGCTGGCGACCAGTGTCAATAGGGCGAGATGGACGGCGAACAGGTTCTGGCTTCTTGTCAATGTCAAGGTGACCTGGCTTAAAGTTGTCTAGAGGGTCGGTGTAGGGGATACCTACACCAGACATGTGGCGCTGCACATCAATACCACCACGAGGTCCCATTGGGCTGGGAACATATGGGCTTCGGAACTCGGTACCAAAATCAGGTCGCTTATAGAACTGCTCACTAAACAATGAGCGCTTAAGGCCCCGCATTAACGGTCTGAAGTTATATGGAACACCCGCCCCTGCAAAAACAGGAGCAATAGGCATGTCTGCCGTAGAGGTAGGTCCGCTACTGTCCTGTGCGGGGGCGCCTGCGTCTGCGCCCTCCATGATTATCAGTCGTAGACGACAGTTGGGTTCGGACGGTTCATGTGACCACCCGTGTTGTACTCATACTCAAAGTATGGCATCGCATCGCCAGCAATTGAACCCTGTACGAATTCGCTGAGAACCGTAGGAGCCTCAATCCAGGTAGCGGCGCCAACATGTGCACGCTCTGCCATGGTCTGTTCTGCATGCTTGTAGAACATCTCTGGGTTGTTGTGGTTCATACGCATTGGGGATGGTGCGGTGTCCATATATGCACCCTGAGCGAAGTCCATAGGAACATCGGTGTCGGTGGCGACTCCCTCTTCAAAACGAAGAGGACCCTTGTTCATTGGGATGCTTGGCGCAAAAGAGCGTTCAAACACTGGGCTGTGCTTCTCAGGAAACATTGGTGCTGGTGAAACATTCACTGTAAATAGTCCTCCAAATAGGGGGTTGTGACTTTCTACAAGAATAGCATTTTTATGAACGCCCTACCTGAAGAATGGGCTATTTGACTCTTGAATCTGTGGCATCGTGTCCATAACGGTCATTGCACAGGCAATTGCAAGGCTATCAGGGTAGTCGTCAAAGGCTCCCTTTTCATTTGGAGCCGCCGCTAACAGGTAAGGACCTTTATATACTTTTTCTAGGTCAGACATCTGTTGATTGAATCTTTTCCATGTACGAGTACGGCGAGCCTTACTATGACCAGGAAGGATGAGTTGGTCACGCTGAATAATCTCTGTGAGATGCACCCAGCGCTCGTTCTGAGCCTTTGAATCAGATGAGATGGCTAATACCTCAATATTAGGTAAAAGAATCTGTAGACGCTCTGCTACAGCGCCACCAACGCCCTGTGCGTCCACTCCTACACGGAGCAGGTCATAATGTCGCAAGAAGTCCACAATGTGGAAATATTGGGATTCCCATTCTTCATTGTTAATCTCAAGCCAGTTCAGGACACGATGCTCATAGAAACCGAATGGGTCTGGGTGGTCCCAGTCAACCCAGCACACAGTCACTACCGTTGAGTCGTTGGCTCTCGCCACATCTATCCCAGCGACACAAGGTGTGCGCCACCATTCTTTAACCAATGGCATAGACGGGTCGTACAGTCGTTCCATACGCTCTTCAGTAACGAACATACCTTTTTCAAGGATGAACTTGTTCATGTAAGACATTTGGAATTCGTCAGAGTCTTCGCCAATACGCAATTTCTCTTTAGCGATGAATTTGGAGTAGTTGGGGTTGTATTTAGACGCAACCCTGTAGTCATACTCAAAGTGTGCGTTTCGGTGACCACGACCACCATTGGCGGAACGGCGCTTGTTATATTGAATCATCTTATAGAAATAAGATTTATGACGGTTAGCCGTACCAGTAAGGACCATAGAACCGTTGTTGAACGCCAACATGGGGGCAATTGACTTGGTAATCATGACTTCATCGGCTTCCTGAGCCTCGTCCACTAGGACCATGTGGTAGGTCTTGGACTCAATCTTTGCCTTAGGGTTACATGTCTGCATACGACAGAGTGAACCAGAGTTCTTAAGGGTAATAAGGCGACCACGACCACGGGTACCACCACCTGTTGCCTTGTCATCAATCTCTGGGTCAAGGAGGAACTCAAGAGCATGGTCGCTGGTCAACTTGGACACGATACGACCAAACACAGTGTCGGCCTGCTCCTCGGTAGGAGCAAAAGTTCCAACCCAGAATCCCTTCTCAAACTTACCTAGCCACAGAGGGTAGACAGGAGCCAACTTGGGAAGGATGACCATCATGCCCGCAATAACGGCAGACAAAACTTCAGACTTACCTGACTGGCGGGTTGCCACCACTGTCATTAGGTCACCGTCACCAAGGACGGCGGACTCTACGATTCGGTAAGCAATTGGAATCTGGTAGGGGAAGAACTCAACATCACAGAACTCTTCGGTGAAGATAATGATGCGCTTAACTAGTTGGTCAATGAACTCGGCAGAGGTTTCATCAAGTTCCTCGCCCTCACCGAAATCTTCAGTAGGTTCAATTAGTTCATTTTCGTCTAAGGACATATTTCCCTATGGTTGTGTGGAACGAGATTGCAACTCATCCCAAAGGTCTTTTACAAGATTTAACACCCTAGAGAATTCATCGGGTGATGCTTTATGGAATGCCCATTGGTCATAGGTGGCTCCAAGTTCCATAAGGCAAGCATTAAGCCACCCACGGAGTTGGATGTCATCCATATTTTTAATGCGGTCAGCCCGTGGGCGCTCCTGTTTTGTTTCCTTTCGGAACAGCATTCCAGTTTCCAATCTCGTGTGGTGTCAGGTCTAGGTAACGACCCTGCATTGCAGACAAGATACCCGATTCTTCACTGAGATGTTGTGGTTTACAGAGACCAACTTGTAGACAACGCTTAAAGGCAACAATGTAGATACCTGTCCCCTTGTTCCATGGAGAAGATGTTTGGTGCATGGTCCCAACACCCACATGAATTAAGCGTGTGTCTTTTTTCAAGATTGCGTACACACGACCATAAACATACAACTGGTCATGTTGAAATTTAAATACAAACTTAAAGTAGAAGAACGCAGGAATAATAAATGCAGGGTGTAGAACTATTGCAGATGTGGCATAACCAAGAAATACCAGCAATGGCCCAAATGTAAGGGCTTTAGCAATACTCTTAGAAATCTTGCGTGTGGTAGTTGTCATCTCGTGAACCTATTCTGCTATATCTGTATGAGTTTAAAAAGTCATTAATAAAACGACCCTTTGAGTTACTGTTTGCAAAGTTATTATAGATACTTTCAGGAACATTGTTGTACTTGTAGGTATCTCCACGCTTGTGGAACTTGACATAAACGGTGCCTAGAACATTTGTACCATATTGCGGGTCAACACCAGATTTAGCAAGAAGATATTGTTTTTCTGCTGGCTTAGGAACAAACTTATGTGAGGCTACACGGGTACTTCGGTCAGGACCCTGACCATAGTTATCTTCTGGTGGACGAGCGTCAGCAACATAGTAGGTGTCATAGTTGATGGATACTCCACCCTCTTCACCTTCGGTTGGTAAGTTTTCTGACTTAACACGGGAAGAACCAAACATCTCAAAAGGAGGGAGGTGGTCTTCCTCTTCTCGTTCAGGTGTTCCGCTAGGGATTAACTGACGAAGGTCTCGGTTTGCACCAATCCGACCTTCTTCAGCAAGGATGTCTGTAAGACTTCTACCCAGCCGTTTTTTCGGTTTCGCCATTTGATTCCTTTTGAATTAAAGCCGATTTTAGAATGGCTAATTCAACATTAAGACGAGAAATCTCAGAAGAGAGATGCTTGATTACTTCTTGTGGGTCAATTTCCATGCGGAGATACTACCTTATTCAGGCTTAGGAAGTGCACGCCATGCGGCTTCAAACTTAGCCGCATCCTTTGCCATTTCTGGAGAAAGTTCTAAATGCAACCACTTCCCGCCAAAACTTCCAGCGTTATCGGACTCACTAAAAATCTTTACCCCAGCCTCATTTTCGCCTCTTGAGCACCTGAAACCTCTTCCATACCCCTGGTTTTTGTCCTTGGGGTTTGCGTCAAATGCGTAGTCGTGAATCTCTTCAATTCCTAATTCTTTTGTGTACTTGATGAACCAGTTCCACATGGCAACGCCGACCTTGCGGTCGTCATACCCAATATCTACAGCGGCTCCAGTGGCGTGGACACTGAGGAATTTCTCCATGCCAGGGTCGCCAATCTTCTTACCAGCGGTCTTAGAGTTTCGCATCAATCGGGCGGAATAAATTCCCAGATTCTTTGTTTTCCATCTCTTGGCACAAAGTTCTGCCAGTTTCTCGGTTCCAGGCTGTGCACCTTTTCCATCAAATGCGGGATAATAACTGTATTTTCTTGGCATGCACCTATTTTAGCCTATCTAGTCAAGGCTCGTTGATGTAGAATCACCACTTATTTACAGGACAAAAAGCGTGTAGCAACTCTGTTTTTGTAGGCATATGACAACCACACTTACTACATTGATGGGTAATCAAGTAGTGTGGGCAGGCTTCACAAATTGCCAATCGCTCTGCTTTCACAGTGTCAGATACTTTTGGAGTATCAGGATTAAAAAGGGCTGTAGGGGTAACGATTCCTGCTTGTTGTTTGGCTAGGTTCTTAGCCTTCCAGTCTTGCCAAGGACTCATGGCCTAACAAACCCTTCACCGTTCCAAAGCAACCCTTCTTCAACAGGGACATCGGAGACAATAATCTTTGGGTCGCTGCTGAGAATGGCTATCAACTTATCAACAGCATCCGACTGGATATTTGGGACAGGCATTTCGCCTGCTACTTCTCCATCTACTACAAAAATAAAATGTGACATATCGCTCCTTAACAGCAACTAATGATTACGCACTGGTCTGTACCTGTCTTACGATAGCCGCCAACAGAGCAACTATCTACATTCTCAGGGCCAACTAGCCCTGAACCGCCTGAACAGGATGCATTAGCAGTTCCTGCACTATCGGAGTATAGCCATCCCCAAATAGTTCCAGTTACATACTGACCATTGTTAAGTTGGATGGTAACAAAATCAAAGTATGAAGTCCATGAACCACAGGAACCAGTTGTGTAAGTAGTGCAACCAGAACCACTATTAGCGGTATACAAAGTGGCAGAACCGCAGCCAGCGCAATCCACCGATGATGCAGTAAAGCAACCACTATTACAATCAGGAGCAGCAACAGTAGCGCCAGCGACATCATAAGATGGACAACCATCCTTTGTATAACGAGTGGGAATCTGGTAGGTGCGGTTGCCACATGACCCTGAGTACACAGCACTTAAAGTAGTTGTTCCCCAATCACGACCACCAGCGTCATGCCTACGGCAATCAGTCCATGCCCGTGCCCATACGCCGTCTTTCTTAGCCCATACACTTTTAGCGTAAAGCCAGTTTCCCCCTGATTTACCATACATAACGGTTCCTTGGGATTGGTCATCACCACCAACCCATGTTCCATTTTTGTTGGCTTTGAGAGTCATGTCTTAAACCACAATCCAAACATCACCGTTACTTCCACCTGTGGGACCACTAGCAGATACGGTAATTGCAGTAGAAGCAGGACCTGTTGCACCTGTAGGACCAGTAGCACCTGTGGGACCAGTTGGTCCACCTGCGGGGCCAGTAGCACCAACGGGGCCAGTAGCACCTGTTGCACCCGTTAGACCAGTGGGACCAGTAGCACCTGTCGCACCAACTCCAGTTGGACCAGTTGGTCCTGTTAAGCCTGTGGGTCCTGTCGCTCCAACAGGTCCAGTAGCGCCTGTTAATCCTGTGGGTCCCGTGGCTCCTGTTACACCAGTTGGTCCAGTTGGACCTGCAACTGATGATGCGGCTCCAGTAGGCCCAGCAGGTCCTGAGGAATAGGCAAGAGACGACCACGCCGTGGTCCCATTACCAACTTTAAACTTACCCGTGTCTTTTTCAAGACCCATCTCACCTTCAGCAAGGATGGGGTTAGCGGTAGTCCACTCAGCCGCTGTACCTCTACGAAGTTGAATTTTAATAGGCATTACACACCACCTGCATTAATTGAGTCAATTCCACCGTATGAGGAATTGGGAAAACCACCATCTAGATTAGTTGAACCTGATGAAGCGGTTATATCAGTTTGTAACCAAAAAACATTAGTCATGTTTTCATCATCTGCGGACACCACAATCTGCGTCCCAATAGTAGGTACAGCCCAAACACCATTAGAAGACTGCCTACCAATACGAGAAATTGAAATTTCTGTATTCACACCTGTTACCGAAGGAATTTTTACCCGAATCTCACCTGTAGTTGGGTTGGTATAGGTGACAAGGGCACGATGAACAATAGATGAGCAACTATGCATAATTAATCCTTTAACTGGTACCAACCATCTTCCCACAAAGTGAGGAGACGGTTGAAGTACTTCTCATACATTAAACCAACGGGAGTAAGACCATATCGGTCTTTAGCGTAGGTGCTGATTAACTGGCGGTCTAGTTCTGGCGCCTTTTTAGCCGCATCTACAAACTCTTGAAGAGTGTGGCAACGGAACCCCGTCACTCCGTCTTGGACAGTTTCAGTAAAGGCGCCCCAGTCGGTAGAGATAACAGGGGTACCACAAGCCATCGCTTCAATAGCCACTGTTCCAAAAGGCTCCACATAGATTGTTGGTGCAAATAGGGCTATTGCGCCTCCCATGAGTTCGGCTCTTTTTTCTGTTCCTACAACACCTACATACTCACCGTACTCTGGTGGTACACCCTGCCCAGCAATCACCAGACGCTTCCCTAGAGCCTTACAGACATCTACGGCTATCTGGTAGCCCTTGCGCTCAATAAGGCGTCCCATATAGAGATAGTAATCCCCAGGTGTTTCTTGTAATGGAAAATCATCAACATCAATGTAACTAGGGATGACGGTGTCATAGAACTTACCGTCAAGGGCGTGGGGGTCGGTTACCTTGGAGCCGTAACAGGAGTGCATCCATGCGTAGGACTCAAATACCTTGTAGGGGGCAAATGAGCCACCATAACCAATACCGAACTCCACACTCAATTCATTTGGGAAAGCGTCAGCAATAGGTTTGGAGGCATAGCCAGCGATAAGACAAATAAAGTCTTTGTGCTCTAAGCGCTCTTTAATTCCCTTGATGACATTGTTGTTGAAACTAACCCAGTGGGGAAGTGTCCAATCAAAAGAAGCCGCTGAGTAATGGTTGTCTCCAACTGCAACAAGCCGTTCTTCTTCTGTAATACAAACAATGTGCTCGTCACAAGGGGCTTCATTGAATTCCCCACCATACAGATAGACCGTATGACCAAGGTCTTTCATCATGATGCAGAACTTGCGAATCTTTTCTGTATAGGCGCAAGCCGTAAAGTCTTCAGTGGTGTTTGTGTGAGGAAGACTAACTATGTGGAATCTCATCAAGGACCTGCTTCTTGTTTTTAAATAATCTTAACTGGTTATGTACATATGGGCTAAGCGATTCATGAATGTGTAATTGACAATGCTCAACGATTCTGTGAGTGTCGGACATTTCCCAATCTTCTGGAATTTGATAGTAGTCCCTAAATCGTTGAATACCAGCGTTTAGTTCATCTTGCTCCGCATTTAAAAGTTCTTGTGTATCCCAAATTCCTGGGTAAAGCACTGACAAGGATGATAGTGAACTACTTGCCATGTTCTTTTTAATAAATTCAATTAGTTCTGGTTTGTTAGGTTGCACATCCGTAGGACGCATTCGTGCGTTCTCGTTACCCTTAAGGTAGTTAGCAACTTGCATGTCAACTTGTGTATCAATAAAGTCAAGTGTAAAACCAAAAGTATTTAAAAACTCAGATGCTTTAAGAGCAATTTCTTCGGTGTTGTTAAACGGTTCTTTAGTTACTTCTGACCATTCATACAAAACTTTAAACATTTCTGAAAGAGTAAGTCCAGCACAAGGGCTTTCTGCATTATTTTTATATTTTTCACGAACTTCTTCGTCAAGATGTAAATGTAAGTAAATAAGATAACCAACACCATGCACTGATAATATTGATTCATATGCAATTATTTTATTAATTGTAGGAACAAGTCGTTCATCTTCTTGTACAAAAAGGTGTGGACCATACAGTGTGTTGTCACAACGCCATTCTGCTTCTGGGTCAAAAAGTGCTCTTGAAGAACAAAATCCAAAATACCCTTGTGTTGTGTTGTCAATATCTGTGTCATAGATGTCAACAACTCGTTCCCAGTAATTTAAGTTTACAATTTCTTCAATATCCCCTTGTTTAGCAATTAAACAATTATTAAAAGCGTGTCTAAAAGGATGTGGGATAGCAACCACAAGGTGACCATCTTGCATAGAAAACACTTCGGCATCTATAAATGGGTCATCACCAGCAGGGGTACGGCGGTATAAATCTACGGTAGTTCCTGTAATGTGGTCTAGTACATAAAACAACTTGTGTGTTTTAATGGCATCAATGGTAAATGGTTTAACAAGCATAAGCCCTCTTATGGTCCAAAGTATTTAAATGTTACACCACCAGCAACACCAGCATTAAACCAACCTTGTCCACCAGTTCCTACGATTGGTCCGCTACCTGCTGGAACTGAACCATTTGCGCCAACACCTTGCGTGCCTCGTCCTCCACCGCCGTTACCGCCACGAAGACCGTAGGCTCCACCACCTGCGCCTCCTGCACCACCGTTGTGTGAAGCACTGTTTTGAGTGGCTGCGCTGGCACCAGCAGCATCAGTTCCACCGCCGCCACCGCCAGCGTAATAACCGCAATCGTAGGCGTAGCAAGTTTGGTAGCAAGTTTGGTAGCAGGTTTCGTAACAAGTGTCGCAGCAAACCGACCCATTAATACAGTTGCCATTCTTGTCAACACCTTCACAGCAGCGACAGTTACAAGCGTAAGGGTTACAAGAAAATGGGTTACAGTTAAACGGGTTGCAGTTAAATGAGTAGTAATAACCATAAGTATTGTTTCCACCACCTCGTGCTGAGTTGTCTCCTGAACCAACAGCACCGCCAGTTCCGTTTGGTGCGCCACAAGAACCTGGGTGTGCGCCAGTGCCACCACCGCCACCAGTCCATGTTGTTGAGCCAATAGTTAAGGTTGTATTTCCGCCTGCTGTTGCTCCACCAGCACCATTCCCACCGTTACCTCCTGTACCACCAGCACCTACGGTTCCACTAATTGTTTGAGTTCCTGTAGTAGAAGATGTGTGAGATGCAGAAAGACGATAACCGCCTCCGCCACCTCCTGCGTAGTTGGCTCCACCGCCACCACCATACAAAAGAATTTCGGTAATGGTAGGGGCAACACCAGGAATTGAGGGTAAAGACAACGAATAAGCACCAGCAGTGGTGTTTAAATAAGTTTTCAGACTCCAAGTAGTAAACGAAACAGTATTACCTGTTGTTGTCCCAACGCCATTAACTGCACGGCAACGGACATAATAAAGTGTTCCATTTGACAACCCAGTAACAGTTGAAGAAATTGTTTGATTTTGTCCAGTAGTTGTGGTTGCTGTTACTGTTGTAAAACTAGAAAAAACAGAACTTGTTGAATAATCAAAATAAACAACAGTTGATAAGTTGTTTGCACTTACAGTGGCGTTAAAAGTTGCTTGATTTTGATTAAAGTTTGTTACAGCATCAGTTGTTACTGTTGGTAACTCGCCAATGCTAGAAGCAAATGTGCCTTTTTTGATAGGCATTATGCACTCAAATCGCCAACAAGAACATAACTGTTAGTTCCAATACAGAATAATGTTCCAGACGAATACTGGGCACGAAGTTTAAGTCCTGGAGTGCCATTAAGAGTTGCACCACCTGCGGCTACTGTAACTATGCCAGAGCCAAGGCTCATAAGGTCAATGCTTTGACCAGCGGTAAAACCAAGAGATGTTCCAACAGTTACTGTAATGGCTGAAGAGTTATTTAGTGTCACCATTTTGCCAAGGTCAGATGACAACAATGAATAGGTTGTACCCGTTTGTGTGTTAACAACTTGTGTTGTTGCCCATGAACCAGCAGGACCCGTGTCTCCAGTGGCTCCAGTGGCTCCTGTTGGACCTGTTGCACCAGCAGGGCCAGTTGCTCCTACAGGTCCTGTTGCTCCTACTGCACCTTGTTCTCCTTGAACACCTTGGATACCAGTAGGACCAGTTGCTCCTACTGCACCAGTGTTTCCCGTGACACCAGTGGGTCCTGTTGGACCCACATCTCCAGTAACACCTGTTGGTCCAGTAGGTCCTACAGGTCCTGTAGGACCTACTGCTCCTGTTGCGCCTGTGTCGCCTGTAACACCAGTAGGTCCTGTAATTCCAGTAGGACCAGTAGCCCCTGTCAATCCTGTAGCGCCCGTTAAACCAGTGTCACCCTGAAGACCGCTTGGACCAGTTGCACCAGTAGCACCAACTCCTCCAGTAAGACCTGTTTCACCTTGCAAGCCAGTAGCACCTGTGGCTCCAACAGGACCAGTTGCCCCTACGGGGCCTGTGGCACCTGTAGGACCAGTAGCCCCTGTTAATCCTGTATCTCCAGTAACACCCGTAGCGCCAACTGGTCCCGTTGCACCAGTAACTCCTGTAGGTCCTGTTGCACCAATATCACCTGTAGCACCTGTAGGACCGACAGGACCTGTTGCACCTGTTAGTCCTGTGGGGCCAGTGGCTCCCGTGTTTCCAGTTACACCAGTAGGACCTGTGGCTCCAGTTACACCTGTAGGACCAGTCGCACCCGTAGGTCCAACTTGGGTATACATGACTTGTGTTGCAGTAAAAATGACCGAAGGGATTGCAGGAGCAGGAGATGTGGCTCCTACATACTCAAGTGAAAGAGCAGTATTAGTTGTCTGCCATGTGAGTTCTATATAGTCGTTTGCTGCAAGACTTAAAACAACATTTACTGTTCCGATTGCATGACCGTTTACTCCACCATGCTTAGAAACAACACTCCACTTAGAGTCAGAATCAGGAATATTGGTTCCATTTTTTCTAAACCAAATATTGCCATCAACAATGTCGTTTGATGTATTGACCCATTGAACAGAAAATATAAGGCTATAAACACCAGTATTTGCAAAAGTAATACGAGAGCCAGAAACAACACTAACCCCAGTAGAGTCAGGGTCAACATTATTGAGGGTGATTGCATACGCAGTATTTGCTGATGCAGCCGTTTGGTCTTCTGTTGACCAGAAGGAACCCCAATATCCAAGTGCGCCACCTGCGCCAGTAGGACCAGTTGCGCCGATTGGACCAGCACCACCAACATTGACCCAGTTCATTCCGTCTGTGCCGATGATTATTGATTCGTCTGGGTTGGTGCCATACGAGTTCATCATCCACGATGTGCCACCGTTTACTGTTCCATGAGAAACAAATAGATAGTCACCGTTATGAACTTCAATAGGTCCTGAGTTGTCAAAGTCTGTCGCACGAGTTAAGCGCCAGTATGTAGAACCATTACCAACGGTAGTTACAACATAGACACCGTTGTGAATTTGGTTAAGTTGGTCCTTGACAAGAATTCGGTCACCAGCATCTGCTGCATGTGAGTCAATTGTTAATGCACCAAAAGTTGTTGCCTGAAGGTATGCACCAAGACCAGTTCCGTTGTTGTCGTCAGCAGAACCAGTCGTGTATGTAGGGGAGTTTGGAAGTACTGCTGATGTAGCGATATGTGCGGATTCATGAGAGTTAAGGTTTCCGATTGGGCCTGTGGCTCCAGTCGCACCAGTTAAGCCAGTAGGACCTGTGGCACCAGTAGCGCCCGTTAACCCTGTAGGACCTGTTGCTCCCGTAAGACCCGTTGCACCTGTTGGACCAGTTGGTCCCGTTAAACCAGTTGCTCCTACAGGTCCTGTTGCTCCTGTAGCGCCGATGCCCGTAGGTCCTGTTGGACCAACATCCCCTGTCGCACCTGTAAGACCCGTTGGACCTGTAGCCCCAGTTAAACCTGTAGGACCTGTGGCACCAACTGCACCAGTTTCACCCTGAATACCATTTGCGCCAGTAGCGCCAGTCGGACCAGTAGCACCAACTGTTCCTGTTAAACCTTGGTCGCCTTGTGGACCAGTAGCACCAGTAGCACCAACGGGACCAGTTGCCCCAATAGGTCCTGTAGCACCGACAGGTCCAGTTGCACCGATTGGACCAGTAGCACCAGTCGGTCCTGCTACGGTACTATCTGCACCAGTTGCACCTGTTGGACCAGTAGCACCAGAAGGACCCGTGGGTCCAGCAACAGTTGAGGCTGCTCCAGTAGCGCCCGTAGGACCTGTTGCGCCAGCAGGACCCACAGAGCCAGTGGCTCCTACAGCACCTTGAATGCCCTGAATACCTTGAATACCTTGAATGCCTTGTGTACCAGTGGCACCAGTTGCACCTACTGGGCCAGTTGCACCAGTTAATCCCGTTGCGCCAGTGAGTCCTGTGGCACCAGTTGGACCCGCAACAGTTGAGTCTGCCCCAGTAAGACCAGTCGCTCCAGTTGCGCCAGTTAATCCTGTAGCGCCAATTGGTCCTGTAGCACCAGTAAGACCAGTCGCTCCAGTTGCGCCAGTTGCGCCTGTTAAACCAGTGGCTCCAGTTAATCCAATGACACCAGTAGCGCCAACAGGTCCAGTAGCGCCCATTAATCCCGTTTCACCAGTTAACCCAGTTGGTCCTGTTGCACCTGTCGCACCTTTAGAAACAGTAAGGACCCAAAACAAAGTGTTGGTTGGCTCTACACCCGTGTTATTGGCAATAGCGACATAAGCAGAGCCAGCGTAGCCAACAACATCTTTGGGGATATAAGAAACAGTAGATGACCAAGCGCCACGATAAACAAAAGCAGGGGGTCCTTGAGGACCTGACGCACCCGTGGGGCCTGTAGGACCTACAACACCCGCAGGTCCACCCACACCAGGGTCATGTATCTCAAGGGTATCTGTCTTTGTATTAGTGACAGTAACCGTTTTGTATGGTGTTTTATGGATTTCTACTGAATCGGTCATACTGGGGGCACAGAGGTTGAAGGCTCTACAACAACCTGCCCCTGCGAAATGCTTGACCAATCACCAGCACTATCTTTTACGAATAGGTCAAATGAATAGGAGCCAGCAGGGATACCATTGGTGTCAGAGATATGGATTTCTAGCGTGTAACCTGCCTTAGGCGCAATGTACCCACGCTTGTTAGAAGGGCTTAGGGCGATAATAGTTGACTCACTTGGAGCAGTTGAGAACCAGCGGAGGTCAAGGACGGTGGTTCCAGAAGTGTTCTTTGCCTGCATGAAAGCATCAGTGACAGTCAAGATGTTGCCATCAGAATCTTTCCATGTGTAGGACTGGCGGAAGTCTGTATATTTCTTGAAACGGATTTCCATAGCGAGAGCGTCCTCCAGAGGCGTAATGTTGTCTAGGGCAGATACTGTAATTGTACCTTTTGAAATCATTGTTTGGATACCCTTAACAGTTGCAAGGACATCATAAGAAAGTTCACCGAGTGGTAAATCTTGTGTTTCTTCTGCTGTTAGGCTTAACTCCACCCCACGCTCAGTAGTAATAGTGGTGGTAATCTCGGCTACAGTCAAATCACCTGTCTTGATGTAAGCACGGGCATCAGTAGGGGCATACAAACGGCGTGTTCGTCTATCCTTAATGATAAGCAACCGTTCCCACGGTAATCCCCGTGTGAGACTGTATTTAATTGTCTGAGCCTGATAAGACATGTATCTATTCTACTTCAGAACAGGCTACTCGTCCCCGCCCTTTGCGATACCTGAAACAACATGTACAACTAGGGCTATGCCACTAATCCACAGACCATAGGTACGAACCTGTCCAGACAAAGTAATTAGAACTAATGCGGTTCCAGCAAGCGTCCACGCTAAACCTTGCAATTCTTCAAAAAATCTTTTCACTATGGCCTCCTACGGGAATCTGACTGGGGACCGCTGGAAGACGAAGAAGATACAGAAACTACTGGTGCCATAAATAATACACCAGTTGCGGCTACTAGGACCTTGCGCTGTCCGACATTGATGTTTGAACCAATCGGTACATAACTATTAAACTTATTGTCAAACACATTGATGCTTTCTTCAAATTCGGCTCTGACTTCCTCTGAAGCGCCCTGAACGGCTTCCACCAGTTGTTCTGCTTCTGCGTCAGACAAATCTGACACTTCCACAGCATCAAAGATTTCTGCGGCTTGCTCTGCGGTCACCGATTGGATGACATCAGGGTTTGTAGCCAGTTCTTCAGCCTCAGCCGCACTAACGCCTTCTTCAATGATGTTGTCCACAGCGGCTTGAATCTCTTCTTGTGGAAGGTCAGCAATAGCACCCAAAAGAGCCAAAACTTCTGTGTCAACTACTTGCTCAGGGTCTGGTTCAGGGGCTATAGTTGTGGTTGATGGAATTTCTAATGTGGTTGTTGTTTCTGGCACTGTTGTCGTTGTGGTTGTGGTTGGAGCCATCGTCACAACTGGTGGCACCGTTGTTGAAGAAGAAGTTGTGGTCGTTGAAGAAGTGGTGGTGGTCAACTCGGTTGTCGTGGTGGTTGGCGGCACAGTGGTTGAAGGTGCAACTGTGGTTGTACTCGTTGAAGTCGTGGTTGTACTCGTTGAAGTCGTAGTTGTTGGTACTGGTAAAGTTAAACCTGACACCTCATTACTCCACCCCGAATAAACGGTAATAGAATCGTTATCAGCACGAACTTTAAACTGGTATTCGGTATTCGGTGTTAGGTCTTCAACAACTGCGGATGTCTGTATTGACGAAATTGCCCATCCAGTACGCCAGTTGTCATTTGAGAAAAAAACAGCGTATCTCTCTACCTGAGCATTAGATTGTTCTGGGGCATCCCATGATAAGTAAACCTTATTTTGGTTTGTAGATGTGACAATTAAATTCTGTGGGGCGTTTAAATACGGGGCAATTGTCGTTGTGGTGGTGCTAGTCGTTGTCGTAGTTGGCTGTTCTGGCACTTCACTAGGTACAGAGTTAGTTTCTAGTGTGTAAGAAGTGCCATACCACCTATTGGGGTCACCGCAACAAACTCCTGTGCGGAGACGGTATGTACCACTTGTTTGCACATCATAAGAAATAAATGAATCTAACCCGTAGTAGTCATCATTTGAAGACAAAACAGTGTTATTACTGTCATACAGCCAAAACATACTGTCAATACCGTATTGCTGGGCATTTGCCCGCACAGTAAAGGTAGTACCAGACTCCAACTCAAAGTAGAAGTCGTTGGCACCAGAGGTGGTTAAAGTTTCGGCTTTAGCGGGAGAAGACGGATAGAACCCCAGCATTGTGAGCGTAAGCCACAAAAAACAACTTGTAATCCGCAAACGGGATTTAAGCATTAAGATAGTTTACCAGAGACACGAAGAGGGACCGCCCTCAAGCAGTCCCCCTCGGTGGGTAAAGACCTCATGAATAATTATACACAACTGTGCATAATTATGTGGATAACCTAGAGAACTAGGCTAGGTGAACCACCACCATACATTCCATAATGCATAGCGAATGCAATTCTGTCTTCTTTCCAACCCAGCAAAAGAAGTGTCTTAATAGCGTCTGCTCTAGATGAAACAGTTGCAACGATGTGCTTTTTCATAAGAGACGCCGCTTCTTCGGGGGTAACAGCGTCATCTGCTCCAGGTGAGTAATAAAGATGTGGTCTAATCACATGTACCGTTGACATTAATAATCTCCTACTACGAATTTTGCTCTAAGTGGTTCGCCTTTTATGAGGGCGGCAGTTGCTCGGTGATGTCCACCAAGCAGTCGCAGTTCCCCTGTGTGTGGATGAATATACACGAAGGGTGTTTGATTCCCAACATCCTCATGGTCAGCATGGAGGTCTCCATGTTGTCCGTGCTCTAAATAGTGTAGAACTCCACTAGAAGTAACGGAAGGCTGACTCCCGCTGAGAAATCGTGGGTCAAATTCACGAAGGTTATCTACTGATGGCTTGTCATGAATTACCCTACTTACCAACGAAGGGTCATAACTAAATCCGCCCTTATTTTTGGTTGATTGACTCCAGGGGATACCAGTTTTAAGACTGGCGGGTTGACCTTCTCGTACCCATGGGCTTTCTTCATAGTCAGGATTACGCCTACGAGAGTAATCAAGTTCTGCTGGTGAAGTAGGTTTACCTTGACCAAACAAAGGGTAAATGCTTTTTGACCCAAATAAGTTTTCTAGGCGCTTTGCGTAGTTTGCCTGATGATATGGGTGGCTCAGGTAAGCCATGTCAATGTATTCACCAAGTTGTGTTTCACTAAGCCTGTTGGTTGACATGGGCGTAACCTTATCCCTTAGTAAATACTTTCGCAACATTAGAGGTGTTCATCAATAAACTCCCTCGCAACAAGCATCCCTAGCGCCGCAAGATTCGCACTTATAATGAGCGTGTTCAGGACGCATTTTGCCCCCACACCAAACACATTGAGTAGAGCAGTCTTTGGCATCACTCATGACACCACGAGGATGATGTCCCAGGAACTAGCCTCAATCTGGATAGCCTTTGACAATACTATGTTCTTATAACCACTAGCCTTGGCAAGGTTTGTTGCAATCTTGATGGCGTCACTGATTAAAACCGTGTGCACAGGATAGGTTACAAACATAATTTAAAAAAAAATTATTGCTCTGTGCGTGAGATGCCAGAGTCAGACGCAAGCAACTGTCCTGACCACTCGTTGGCGTTACAGTCTTGACAATTGTCTAAATCTTTACAATTACAGCGTGATGTAATTGCATTGATAAATGCCGCCTGATTGCGCTGTCCTCGTGAAAGGAAGCCACCGCCACCTCCGAGGTTAATACCCTCAATTGCAGGTCGTTCCATTTCGCTACGGCTTGGTGTATCTGGACCGCTACCCATGCCTGATTTTTTCTTTGCCATACAGAAATTATACCTTAATAGCCAATGGGGGGTTTATGACCCTTTTCTAGGGTCAATACCTAAGTTGAATAAGTGCTTACTGTCATCCCCATACTCAATAGGGATAAACATGTCAGGGTTGATGCTAAATGCCGAAGCGACTCGGTGGTGACCATCAGAGATAACTGTTTCATCATTCTCTCGGCTGAAGAACTCAATATTGACAGGGTTTTGGACACCCTTTTCTTTGATTGAATCATGGAGGTTAAGGTTGTCATACATTTTTGCGTAAGAAATAGGGTCCATAGACTCTTCAAGTTTTTCATTTAACAATTCTGGATTTTGTGACATAGGACGCCACTCTTCCAAATCATCACCTGCTGGCATGTCCATTAACTCACGGGCAGTCATAAATAACTTGAGTTGTTTTGGATTGAGGTGATTTTTAGCCGCCATTAGTAATCCTCTAAACCAGGAAGTTTGGGTTGTGAATTATTATTTGGCAAATCTTCTTGAGAAAATTGAGTAGACATCTTAGAACGGCGATTTCTTCTAAGTTCGTCCCTTAGTGCGCTTCTTGCCACACGCACATCTTCATGTGATACCTCACCACGAAGGTAAATGCCCATGTGCTTTTCTTCAAAAGGTGTGACAATCTTTGGCTCAAACATAGTTGTGTTTACTTGTTCACTTCCAGGATTGTCTTCATTAGGTTGAATTAATCCACGCTCTACAGCGTGCTTAGCAATACGACTGCTATGAGGGGACAAGTTTGCTGAGGGGATAATGTCAGAGTTTAAGTGGTCTTGCTTAATGATTGACATCAATGTTGGAAAAGTGTGTGTTGCATGCTTATCAAAGTACGCATTAGAAATTTCTAGAGTACCCCTCTGTTCCCCAAACAGTTTCCCAGTATTAACCATAGGGTGATTTTTAATAACCTCTACTGCCCTACTAAAACCCTCTGGGTCTGTCCTATGTGTAGCCTCGTCATTGATGACGCTACTGATGGAAGAAACATCTTCTTCAGACATGTTGGGGTCATTGAAGTCACTGAGGTGTTTGATTAGTTCATGAGAGACACCAGTGGCTCTACTTAGGTGACGGGTAGGTGCGTACTTACCCCGTTCGTTTCCATTGTCCCAGATAGGTCCGTTAAAACCTGGGTTATGGATTACGCCTACTTCACCCCAAGCGTGGCCTGCAAGAGCACCGCTTCCAACTAAAGCGTCACTGTCAGTTGCAACAGCACGGTAACTCTTCCAACCTGCACCAAAGTTACCGTCTCCCCTAAAGTACCTACCCATTACTTAGACTTCTTATCTACTTTATTAAAGACATCGTTGATTTCGTCAACGGTAAGTTTTCCATCATCCATGAAGGCACGAGCAAGACCTTCAACTACAAATGAGACACCGCCAATACCTGCCATCAGTACGGCTTTCCATAGTGGAATACCAGCAATAGCGCCTGCGCCAACAACGGAAAGACCAGTGGCTGCAAAAGTGGCAAGAATACGGAGAAGAATCTGTTTCACAGACTCTATTTTACACTAACCGCCGTTGCGGTAAAAGCCACGACCAACAAGGTTGACCGATGGGGTGCCGAAGACCTTTTTCATCTGTTCTTGGCACTCTGGGCAGATAACTACTGGCTCTTCGGCATGAATTGACCGACTCTCCTCGTGGGAGTGGTCATTTGAGCATTTGTACTGATATGTAGCCATTTAGTCGTCTTCAAATTTATTTTTCTGGAACAGGTACGCAGGGTAGGAATCCATAAAGTCATCCGTCTCGTTTTCACGGCGCTCACGAAGAATCTGTTTCTGCTTGCGCTTTTTGTGCTCATTGTCAAACTGTGGACTTAATTTCTTTTGACGAAATTCGTTGAGGTCTACTACATCACCCATATGTTCTTATTCTATCAATAAGTGTCGTAGTGGTAGTCTGAGTCGTCAAAGTGTGGCAAATCCACTTTATGGTCTGCCTGTGTTTGGTAGTCATAGTAATTAGCATAACCAGGACCGACTTCATAATTTACAGGAATGAACTGGTCTGGGTTCAAACGATGTTGTGCGGCAATACGGTGGTGCCCGCCAACAATATACTGGTCCTTAGGGTGTAGAGAAACAGGAATCTGTACACCTGTCTCCTTGATGCTGTCCATCAAACCATTTTGTTCCGCTTCATCAGCCTTGCGTTCCCACAGTTCATCTGTGGATTCACCAGGAAGGTAGTCACCGTCAATTGGTTCAAAATCTTTGACGATTTCTCGTGCAGTCATAAACAGTTTTAACTGATTTGGATTTTCTTGTTTTTTCCGAGCCATTACACGAATCCTTCCATTCCAGGCAAAAACTGGTCACTCAACCCTTTTCTAGTGACAGGAGTAGTGTTTCTAATCTTAGGCTTGCGGAGCATCTCACGAACATCCTGTCGTGCGGCACGCACCATATCAGGGTGAATGGCTTCATCGGGTTGGTCATTACCCCACACATTGTTAGCAAACTCACTACCTACAGAACGATTATGTTGTCTGATGGTGTTTGTTACTTCTGCGTTAGGGTTTGCGGGGTCTGTTTCAACTAAACCCTTATCTAGTGCTGTTTTAGTCAATTTACTACTATAAGGAGATAACGAACCAGACGCAATTATTTTTTCTGCACCTAAATCACGCTTGGCAAGGGCGGCAAGGGTAATAGCAGTGTGGGGCATACTTGGGTCCGCAACCATGTTGTCAATTTGTATAGACGATGGTATTCGTTCAAATAGAGTTTCTGGTTGAAAGTATTTGTTACCCTCTATGTGTGGCTTCATTGCCTCTTTATCAAAACCCCCACTACGAAGAGCATGTAGTATCTGGTTTGCGGAATCTTCGTGACCAGTCCAGTCATCTTCTGGAATACTTTCAATTTTGTCCGAAATGTGTCTTAGATAATTATTACTTAAACCTGTCACATTGTATGGGTCACGGTAATTAGTTTTTGCACTATTATCAAAAGGGACAACATACTTTGATGGCGAGTGTGACACACTGATACTTGCGTATGGTCGGCGCTTTTCTACACCACTAAGTGTTTCTACCTCAAATTCATTACCTACAGCGTTATATGTAGACATGTCTTCTTCATGGTTTTTAAAGTATTCAATTGCCATTAGACAAAACCTTCCATGCCTGGGAGGAACTGGTCGCTAAGTCCTTTGGCTGTCACTGGCTTGGGATTGCGCTTGCGACCAAGAATCTCACGCACAGCCTCTTTACCTCGGATAACACTTGTATCAGGGATAGGTGCTCCTTTTTCACGGATAACATCTGCGTATTCACTTGACATGGTGTGACGAAGTTGTCTTTGCTCCTCATAGTCACCAGCGGTGCTTTCTGCGCTTGGGTTACCTGAATGGGCACTAACGGGTAGCCCACGCTTAATGGCGTTTTGTGTCAGTTTGCTACTGAACTTTGTCAGTGAACTATCTGCCACAAATGGCGCACGGTTCCCCTCATCGTAGGCAATACCAAGAAGGTTGATACCTGCGGCATTCATGGAGGGGTCAGAGTACATTCCGTTAATGTATGTCTTTGCAGGTTTTGATTCATAAAACAAATGTTCTGGTGTAATGTGGGGGTTGGTGCGTGCCTGCTCCACCGCCCAATCCATTGTCTTACCGTGGCTTGGATATCCTCTAAGAACACCAAGCGCACGCATAGCATCCATTTTTTCAGGGTTATCGGCTATATCTGGTTCGTCAAGTAATGAACGATACCTTTTGGTCAGGTATTCGGGGTGGAGACCAGTCTGACCACTGTCATCAGCGTAATTAGGACCTTGTTCATCATCAAAAGTAGGGGTGTACTCTGCAAACTGGTGATATGTACCTACATTTGCATTCGGCACCGCACCAGTCTCAGGTTTTGGTGTACCTAATGCTCTGTAAAACGACTGAAACCCACCAGGGTAGTGTTGGCGAGATTCAAGAATATATTCAGGCATCAGACAAAGCCTTCCATACCAGGTAGAAACTGAGCGCTGAGACCCTTCTTTGTGACAGGCGTGTTATTTCGGGCTGGTGTGCCACGCTGACCACGAAGCCATCCACGGATGTCATCCCTAGCACCCTTTACTTCTTCTGGAGAAATTGGTGTCTCTGGCTGGTCCATACCCCAAGGGTTATCTTGTCTTTTTACCCTGATAGTCCGCTTGCTCTTGTCAATGTCATTTGTAATCTCTGCTTCGGGGTTATCCCGATGTGTTTCAACTGGCAGACCTCTGGTTACAGCATTCCTAACCAATTGGCTACTAAATGGAGATAGGTCATCAGATGCAATTATCTTTTCTGCCTTTTGGTCACGCTTTGCAATAGCGGACAAAGTCATGGCTGTGTGAGCCATACTTGGGTCAGACACCATATTTGTAATCTCTATAGACGATGGAACCTCTTCAAACAAAGTTTCTGGTTGAAAATGGGGGTTACTCCGCATCTGACCCCGTACATATGCCTTACTGACAGGGTCTGACATGTGCATGATGCCGATGGTGTGCATGGCATC